GAAAGCTAAAATGGTAGAGCTAATTAAAAACTACGGAGATTGGTTCGGCCTAGAATATCAAATTAATTATTTCTTTAACGTATATGGCCCTGGTCAAATTACACATGGAGACTACGCAACAGTAGTTGGTATATTTGAAAGACAATATTTAGCAGGCGAACCGTGTACTGTAGTTACACCAGGAGATCAGAGTAGAGATTTTACTCATGTTGATGATATTATTGAAGGTGTAATAAAATCCACTAAATATAAAACTGCAAACCTTGAATGGTATTTAAGATCCGGCACTAGTAGAACTATTATTGAAGTTGCTAGAATGTTTGGCGAATTTAAATTTATACCAGAAAGAAAAGGCGAAAGAATAAAATCGGCCCTAGTAAAAAATGATACAAATAAACTACTAGGACTAAAACCAAAAGATCGATTACCTGAATGGATCGAATCTGTTAAAACCCAAGAATAGAAGATGCAATTACTAGAAAGCGTGGGCAACACGCCAATGATTAAAATAAGCGAAGGCCTTTATGCCAAAGCAGAATTATTAAATCCAACTGGATCTATTAAAGATAGACCTGCAAGTTGGATTTTAAGAGTACAAGATCCTGTAGCAAATGGATATGATACTATATGTGAAGCAACAAGTGGAAACATGGGAGTTAGCTTTGCATGGTTAGCAGCTACCATGGGATTAAAATGTGTAATCATAATGCCGGATAATATGTCTACTGAAAGAAAGCAGACATTAGAATATTATGGTGCAAAGTTAATTGAAGTTCCAGCTGGTGATTTTGATGGAGCCATAGCATATCGCGATGAATTATGTAAAGAGTTTGGTTGGTTTAACTGTAACCAATTTGGAAACAAATATAATATAGAAGCTCATTCATTTACAACTGGCCAAGAGATATTAAATTGGGCAGTAGATAATAAAAGAGAAATTAGTGCAATAGTTACAGGAACTGGAACTGGTGGAACCTTAATGGGATGTCATAGAAGAATTAAACCACAATTTCCAGATATGAAGATGGTAGCAGTAGAACCTTCAGAATCTGCAGTAATGTCAGGTGGAGAACCTGGATTACATGGAATTCAAGGAATTGGCGATGGTAGTAAATTCTTAGTTGAGATGAGGAATGTAGACTACATCCAACAGATCAGTACAGAAGAAGCAAAGGATAGAGCAAGAGATTTAGCAAAGACACATGGTTTATTTGTAGGTATTTCTGCAGGAGCTAATATCTTAGCTGCAGAAAAATTCATTGCTAGTGAGAAGCCAGATGGTGATGTCGTAACATTCCTCTGTGATAGAGGCGATAGATACTTTAGTTGTCTATAATAAATTAACAAAATGAAAAAGCATTTAAAACAATTTATCGGATATTACTTTTTAGCCGCTGCTGTTGCATTACTCTTTATGGGAGAAACTACAACTGGATTAATTATAGCTATGGCAACTCTACTTAAAGCACCACCATTTGATTGGGTCGGTAGAATGTACAACTGGGCTGGTAATCTATCTCATAAATGGGGTATGAAAATAAAGTCTTGGAAAGATAAACAATCTAAACCTGTCAGAATAATCGTCACTATTATTGCAATTCTTTTTGCATGTCTAATGATTTACCTAATGCCTTCTGAAGAATGCGCAATCTGTTAATATGAAACACCTAGACGAAAAATACCAAGATATACTTTTAGACATCCTACATAATGGAGTTGAAAAAGAAGATAGGACTGGAACTGGAACTCTTTCAGTATTCGGTAAACAATTTAGACATAACATGGCTGATGGATTCCCACTATTAACCACAAAGAAAATGGCATGGAAAGTTATGGTAACAGAGTTACTATGGTTTTTACGTGGAGATACAAATATTAAGTGGCTTGTAGAAAACAAGTGTAATATCTGGAATGGCGATGCATATAAAGCATATAGAATAAAAGTACAAGACCATTACGAAAAAGGTGGTGATGTTGCTGACATGTCTCAGTTCTTAGAACTTGTTAAAGAAGGTGGCATATCAGAATTTGGAGACCTAGGTCCTATCTACGGAAAGCAGTGGAGGAATTGGTTTCAATATAATAAGCACGTTGAACCAGTTCATGTGGATCAAATTGCAGTTCTAATAGATCAATTAAAAACAAATCCAGATTCTCGTAGACTTATGGTTAGCGCCTGGAATGTAGGAGATCTAGATCAGATGGTTTTACCACCTTGTCATTATGGATTTCAATGTTACGTTAGAGAGGGTAAGTATCTTTCATTAATGTGGAACCAAAGATCAGTAGATACATTCTTAGGTCTTCCATTTAATATTGCATCTTATGGTCTATTATTAGAGATATTAGCAAAAGAGGTTGGTATGATACCAGATGAATTAATCGGTAACTTTGGAGATGTACATTTATACTCTAATCATATTGAGCAAGCAAGAGAACAACTTACTAGAGTTCCCTTTGAATTATCAACACTAGTTATTAATGATGAGTTCTGGAATCCAGACGCTTCATTCTTATCTCAAATAGATCATATACAACCAGACGACTTTTATATAAAAAAATACGAATCACATGCAAGAATTAAAGCTCCACTTTCAAACTGATCCTGAAGACGAAATTGATAACTCTGCTAAACAGTATGATGATATAGAAGATAGTGAATATGATTCTATATCAATTCCAAAACCTAAACCATATAACGACGACGAATACGACTATTAATATGAAAAAGAAAATAGATTTAGACAAGAAGCTATCAATACTTATAGGACTTTGGATATTAGATAAGCTTATTATTTTAGCAATGTTTTATTGGTTTGAAAAATGAAATTTAAAAAACTAACAGGAGCACCTAAGTTTGAATTAGCGCCTTATGTCAAAGAATACTTAGAATCTAATAAGTATCACGATATAAAAATGTACATGGGCTGTGATAGTCAAACTAGGAATGGTAAAACTACTTATGCCACGACTTTAGTATTTCATATATCATCTTCAGGCTGTCATGTAATTTATCAAAAAGAAGTCTTACCTGAAATAAAAGATATGTGGACTAGGCTTTGGAAAGAATGTGAAAAATCTGTTGAGGTAGCATTGTACCTCCGAGAGCATGGGATTGAGATAGATACTGTAGATTTAGATTACAATATAGATCCAGCTAAAAAATCTAATAAGCTAGTTAAGGCAGCAGTAGGTTACGTAAATGGATTTGGATTTAAAGCTAGATATAAACCAGATCTATTACCTGGAGTATATGCAGCAGATAACATTGCAAACTAATAAAGTATAAACAAATAGACAAAAGTCTATATAATAGTTATATTAATAAGACATTAAGAATTATGCCAATAGCAGACGGATACGATAGCGAAAAAGGAAAGAACTTCGGAAAGAAAAAGAAGGCCACACCATTTCTAGATGAATTCGGTGAAGACTTAACTAAAGCAGCAGCTGAAGGAAAGTTAGATCCTATTATCGGAAGAGATCGTGAGATTTATAGAATATGTCAGATCCTTGCAAGACGTAAAAAGAATAATCCAATTATACTTGGAGACCCAGGTGTTGGTAAGACTGCAATTGTTGAAGCTATAGCTCAACGTATTGTAAGCAAGAAAGTTGCCAGGGTTCTACTTAACAAAAGAGTTATTTCTTTAAACATGACAACCATTGTTGCTGGTACAAAGTATCGTGGTGAATTTGAAGAGAGAATGAAGAATATTGTTGAGGAGCTTAAAATGGCATCTGATGTAATCGTCTTTATTGACGAGATCCATACGATCGTTGGAGCAGGTGGAGTATCTGGAGCATTAGATGCTTCAAATATTTTAAAACCAGCATTAGCCAGAGGTTCCGTACAATGTATTGGAGCAACTACGCTTGATGAATATAGAGAATCAATAGAAGATGATGGAGCTCTAACCAGACGATTCCAAGAGGTGTTTATTGATCCACCAACAGTAGATGAGTCTATCGAAATACTTACAAGGATTAAACATAAGTATGAAGAGCATCATTCAGTAGAATATTCTGCAGAAGCAATTGAGGCTTGTGTAAGAATGTCAGAAAGATACATCAAATCAAGAGAATTGCCGGACAAAGCTATTGACTTACTAGATGAAGCAGGGGCGAGAACGCATTTACTAGAAGTTAAAGTTCCGGCATCAATTAAGAAGTTAGAATTACTAGCTGAAAATGCAAAAGAGGAAAAGAAGGCTGCTGTTGAGAAACAAGACTACGAAATTGCAGCTACAAAGCGAGATGAACAAATTAGCTTAGAAACTAAAGTACAACAAGAGATTCAAAAATGGGAATCTACACTTAAGACTAAAAAGAGACAAGTTACTATTGATGATATTGCTGAAACAGTATCTATGCAAACTGGCATTCCTGTTACGCGTTTAGGAGCTGATGACATGAAGATGATTAAGAATATGGGTAAACATATTAAAGAATCTATCATTGGACAAGATCGCGCTGTAGATGCTCTGGCAAAGGTAATTAAAAGATCTAGAACTGGAGTTGCAACTTCAAAGCAACCTACAGGTTCATTCATGTTTTTAGGTCCAACTGGAGTTGGTAAAACAGAAACTGTAAAAGCTCTAGCAGAATATATGTTTGGCGATACTGATGCAATGATTAGAATTGACATGTCAGAATACCAAGAGAAATTTAACGTATCTAGATTGATTGGATCTCCTCCAGGATATGTAGGTCACGAAGATGGTGGTCAATTAACTGAAGCAGTAAGACGTAAACCTTATTCAGTAGTTTTATTTGATGAAGTTGAAAAGGCACATCCAGATATTTTTAATACTTTACTTCAAGTTCTTGACGAAGGCAGATTAACAGATTCAAGTGGTAGAGTGGTAGACTTCACTAATACCATTATAGTATTAACATCTAATGTTGGTGCAAGAAAGTTAGCAGACTTTGGAACAGGTATTGGATTTGACACCTCATCATCAATGTTGCAAGAACAATCTAAAATGGATAGTATTATTAAGAAAGAGTTAAAGAATAAATTTAGCCCTGAATTTCTAAATAGATTAGATGATGTTATTGTATTTGATCAGTTAGGATCTGAAGACGTAATTAAGATTGTAGATATTGAGCTTAATAAGTTTATTGATAGAATGGAACGTCAAGGCTTTGCATTTAAATTTAATAAGGCTACAAAAGAATTCTTAGCAATAGAAGGTTACGATCAAAAGTATGGAGCAAGGCCAATTAAAAGAGCTATTCAAAAATATGTTGAAGATGCAGTCGCAGATGCAATATTAGATGGTCTTTTAAAAGAAGGTAAATCGTACACAGTTTCAAAAGCAAAAGAGGAGAACAAGCTGATTATTAAGTAAACCTTTTTGCGATTAATCATATAACTACTATAGTTATTAAAAATCAATATATGAGTTTTTCAAATACATTTAAGAATATTATTCAACACATCGATACAGATGGTGATGTCTCTCAACCAAGAGATTTAAAAGTTAAAGAGTCAATCTTATCTAACTTTGTAATTAATCCAAAGCAACCTATTGCAGATTTCCCACAAAGAAATTTTAATTGGAAATATCTTGCAGGTGAAATGGCATGGTATTTAAAACAAGATCGAGATGTAGATTACATTGGTAACTTCTCTAACTTCTGGTCTAGAATTACTAACCCAGATACTAATGAGATTAACTCTAACTACGGATCTTTGGTTTTCAATAAAGAACAATTCGGCTGGGTTATCGATTCATTAGAACAAGACAAGAATAGCCGACAAGCTATTATGTTTTTTAACTCACCTAAATTTCAATTCGAAGGCAATAAAGATTTTGTATGTACAATGTACGCTAACTTTTTTATTAGACATAATATTTTGCACATGAAAGTTCAAATGAGATCTAATGATATATTTTACGGTCTTACATTTGATGCACCATTCTTTGCATTCTTACAACAATCTGTTTATTTAAAATTAAAAGAAACTTATCCAGAATTAGAATTAGGTATGTACTATCACTATGCTGATAACTTACACTTCTATGAAAGACACTTTGAATTAGCAGATCAAATTAAATCAGAAAGTATTGATATTACTAAAGAGTCTACATTTATGTTAAAGCAACCATTCTTAGAATACGATGGTAAAAATGTAACTCTTTCAAATCTAGCTCAAACGTTTGTAAATGAAATTGATGCTAGTGTAGACGATGATTCTATAAACACAAAACAAGATTACAAAGATATTCTTGATAAATACTTTGTAACTAATGGAGAATAAGGTGCCAAAGATACACATCGACCCTATGACACTAGAGGCTGATTTCGATAAATTATTAATGTCAAAATACGACATGTTTTTTAGACGAATTGTTGAATACATCTTAGATTCTGTAGAAGGCAATAAAACTTCTGATCTTTTAGCAATATTAGTTGATGATGCTGGAGAGGAATATGAAATGACACTACCGAAGGACGGTTACAATAAAAGTTTAATTAAGGCAAACGAGTATTTTGAAAAAATTGAAGAGTTCGAAACATGTGACCTCATCAAACAACTTAAAAAACAAATATGAATTACTACCCGAAGGATAAAGAATTTGAAAGATACGCAGCGTCTGAACATAATATAAGTTCAAATAAGCTAGATCTTTACAAGAAGGAGAGTTCTCTTACACCTTACATATTAGAGGAAAGAGAAATGAGAATGACACAAATGGATATATTCTCTAGATTAATGGTCGATAGATTATTATGGGTTGCTGGTCCAGTTAATGACAATATGTCTACAATTGTACAAGCGCAATTAATGTTCTTATCTTCTACGAGTGGAGAAGATATTACAATGCATATCGATTCACCAGGTGGATCAGTTAAATCTGGGCTATCTATGGTCGATGTGATGGAGTATATTCCTACAGATATTAAAACCATTAACACAGGTATGGCCGCTTCTATGGGCTCTGTATTATTAGGTGCTGGTACAAAAGGAAAAAGATCTTCATTAAGACACTCAACCACAATGTTACACCAATCGTCAGGTGGATTCAGTGGTAATATACAAGACGCCGAAGTTGACTGGGCTGAATGGCAAAAAGTTAACGAAGAACTATTTGTTCTTTTAGGTTCATACTGTGGGAAGACTGCAGCTAGAATAAAGAAAGATGCAACTAGAGATTTTTGGCTAAATGCAGAAGAAGCTAAAAAATACGGAATAATAGACGAAATTATTAAACCAAAGAAATAATGACAAAGCGAGACACAACAAAAGAAGTTTTTGTGCAGTTGGTTAATCTACAACTAGCTCCTCATAAGAAAACATACGAAGATGTATCAGGAGATCCTGAATGGTATATGAAGTATAAGACTACTAGAAAAGATGAGGTTAAATTTATTAAAGCTGGAACAGACATTTTACGCAAAAAGCTAAAGATGACTAAAAAGATGGCTGAACAAGAAATGAGCTGGTTTATTTTGCAATGGGGTTTAACAACCGCCGGAAGCTTTAATAAACTTAAAACCGAAGCTACTAAGGTTTTAAAATCTGGTTCACGTGACTGAACAGCAAAAACTAACTCTTAATCCTAAATACACAAAAAGAATTGTTATTCTTCAAAAAGGGGACTATCGCGGTCGCCAACAATTCTTTATACTCCATAAGAAAAATAGATGGAGTAGATTATCTATGGATGATATTCCTAAAGATAGCAGAGTCAGACGTACATTAGATCTAGCAGAAGAAGTTGCATTTGATTTAATAAAAAATTACGAAAAAGTTTTTATGTCGTAAATCTGGTAAAGCAGCTTACGAAAGATTAATAAATAATGTATGAGTAAGTTAATAACACCTAAATGGATTGAGGACGGACCTCTTGACCTAGAGTACAAGACGTATAAGTTCTTGCAGCGAGTTAAAGAATTAGATGAATTAGTACATACTAATCTAATGGCTGCATTGTGGGAAATAGATGATACATTAGATTATCTATATAGATATGACGCTATCAAACAAACTGATAACGATCTCGTACCAAGTATTGAATTCATGGGATTTCCTATGGATGATTTAGAATTGGTATTTACTACTGAAGAGGAGATGGACACTAATGATATAGTTGATTCTATGTACGAAGACTGTATTGATAAATTTGAAACACTTCACTCAGCATGTCGAGAAGAATGGAGAAGCATTGAATCTGAACTAACTTGTTCTTATTTAGGTAATAAAAAACATTTTCTTTCTGGTGGATTTGTTTTTATTTCTACACCAGACAACAAATTGCATGTGTATTTCTTTAATAAACCTTCTAAGAATTTTAAACAATCTTGGAAAGATTTTAAAATGGAACATATAGCAACAAAAGAATATGATGAAATAGAATATTTTAAAACTTTAGAAGAACTTTCTGAGGCTAAATCTGATCGTATTTTAATTAAAGCTAATCTCAAAACGCATACCAAAGTACCTGGTCATGCTATCACTGTGGTGAATAGTGTAATATTTAATATGTTACATAGAGACTATGCGTTTTAACGTTGATATATAATACAAGCAATAAAAAATTATATCATAATTATGCCAAGTGTAAACAAACAACAATTAATAGCGGTACTTCCTGAATACAGCAATGTTATTAGAGGACAACAAGACGCCGCAACTATTACCTTACATAAAGATTATGTAGGTAACTCAATAGACATAGGATCTATTACTGACGTAAAAGTTGAATATTTAAATAACGATTTAACTGTATTTAAAACTCAGTCAAAAGTAAACGCAACATTAACTTCTGGTTCTGGTGAGAGTAGGAATGCTATAAGCCTTTCTATGACTGGTGATGAAACTTTAGCGTTAACATTAGATGCAAATAACATTAACGGAGAAGTATGGGCAAGAATAACTATTACTGAAGGTATTAGCCCAGTTGTATTACCTCTTTTAAAATTAGGTAATGTATATAATCCAGGCCAATCAATTGGTGATACTGTAGCATCTAGATATGGAATGCCAAGTACAGTATATGGAATTAAGGATTTAGGTAATCAATATGATGGATCTAATCCTGCGGCTGGACAAATCTATTTTAACTCAGATATTCCATCTCAAGTTAGTAAAATTAAACTAGCTGTTAAAGATGATAAAGGATTTAGAAATGAATACTTAGAAAATTTACTAGAAAAAAGAATTACTGTTGATGGAAACTCAACAAACATATTCTTTACTAATACAAAAAACAACAGTGAATACGCTGTATACCAAATTACATCTTGGAACTGGGTAAATGTTACAGACTTAGATTCTGCTAATCCTAACTCAGAAGAAGATGATGATGCAATAGAATTAAATGTAACTTTCGATTCTAACTCAACAATACCAGGTGAAATATATCAATTCACTATAGGTGATGACTTTGGGTTATTCTACGAAACATATAATATATCTGCACCATCTAATGTAATGGTAGATGTTAATGGTACAAGATACAATGATATTAGATTAATTAATATGACTGGTGGTGTTATCGCTAGTGAAGATAAAGATAACTTCCCTAATCAAATTAATTTACAATATTCCGAACAATTTACTTCTTCCGGATCTTCAGGAACTTCTGGTTCAAGTGGTGTTGATGGTCCTCAAGGTATTCAAGGTGAAAAAGGTGATCGAGGTGATGGTGGACTAACTGGTCTTAAAGGTGAAGATGGTAGAGTCGGTGATAAAGGAGACATTGGTGTCGATGGTGCTGTAGGACCAATTGGACCAATTGGACCACAAGGTGCATCTGGAAATGATGGAGCTGATGGAGCTCAAGGTTTACAAGGCTTACAAGGCTTACAAGGTCTTAGAGGTGAAGTTGGAGCAAACGGTGTTGATGGTAACAATGGTGTTGATGGTGTTGATGGAGCTAAAGGTGAAGAAGGTGCTTCTGCATATAGAGTATATGCGGATGGCGAATCTAATCCTCTTTCAAAAAGTGATTGGCTAAAAACATTAATAGGTCCTGACGGAGCTGCTGGTGCTCAAGGAGCAACTGGTGCTGATGGTGTTGATGGAGCTGACGGTGCAGATTCTACTGTAGCTGGTCCTGCTGGAGCTGATGGTGCTAAAGGAGATCAAGGAGATATAGGTGCACAAGGTGCAACTGGAGCTCAAGGTGCTACTGGTGCAGATTCTACTGTACCTGGTCCTGCTGGAACTGACGGTGAAAAAGGTGCTGATGGTGCTGACGGACCACAAGGTCCATCCGGTGGACAAGGTTTACAAGGTATTCAAGGAGCTGCTGGACCTAGAGGAGATAAAGGAGACGTAGGTCAAAGAGGTGAAAAAGGTGAAAGAGGTGATGCTGGCGTAGATGGTGCTGATGGTGCTGACGGAGCACAAGGAGCTCAAGGAGCAACTGGTGCTGATGGTGCAGCTGGAGATAGAGGATTTGATGGAGCTCAAGGTAATCAAGGTGACCCGGGTCAAAAAGGTCAAACTGGTATTCAGGGTATTCAAGGTGCTCAAGGAGCACAAGGTGCTGCTGGTAACGATGGCGCTGATTCTACTGTAGCTGGTCCTGCTGGTAACGATGGCGCTGACGGCGTTGACGGAGCTAAAGGAGATCAAGGTGCCACTGGTGCTGCTGGAGCTCAAGGAGCAACTGGTGCACAAGGTGTTGCTGGTGAAAAAGGTGAAGATGGTCAAAAAGGTGAAACTGGTCAAAATGGAGCTAATGGTGCTGATGGAGCTGACGGTAACGTTGGTGCTCAAGGTGCTCAGGGAACTCAAGGAGCAACTGGTGCTGCTGGACCACAAGGTAATAAAGGTAATCAAGGTGAAAAAGGTAACCAAGGTGAAGTTGGAGCAACTGGTGCAGATTCTACTGTAGCAGGTCCAACTGGTAATAAAGGTGATGTAGGTGTTCAAGGAGCCCCTGGCGTTGCTGGTGCTAAAGGTGAACAAGGTGTTGCTGGTAATGATGGTGCTAAAGGAGATCAAGGAGATATTGGCGCTCAAGGTGCTCAAGGTGAAACAGGAGCAACTGGTGCAGATTCTACTGTAGCTGGTCCTGCTGGTAACGATGGTGCTGCCGGAGCTAAAGGAGAACCTGGAGCAGAAGGTGCTGCTGGAGCACAGGGTAATCCTGGTGCAGATTCTACTGTAGCCGGTCCTGCTGGAGCTAAAGGAGAGCCTGGAGCTGATGGAGCTGATGGAGCTGCTGGTGCTGACGGAGCAACAGGTGGCGTAGGCCCTGGCATTACACTTAAAGGTAATGTTGCTAATGTAGGTGATTTACCTGCAAATGGAAATACACAAGGAGATGCTTATATAGTACAATCAAATGATTCAATGTGGATCTGGAACGGATCTGTATGGATTGACGGTGGATCTATTCAAGGACCACAAGGGTTAAAAGGTGATTTAGGTCCTGGAGGTCCTGATGGTGCTCCTGGAGCTAAAGGAGAGCCTGGAGCTGATGGAGTTAATGGAGCTGATGGTGCTGATGGTGCTGCTGGTAACGATGGTGCTGCTGGAGCTAAAGGAGAACCTGGAGCTGATGGTGCTGCTGGTAACGATGGTGCTGCTGGAGCTAAAGGAGAAGCTGGAGATCAAGGTATTCAAGGTGTAAGCTAAAGGAGAAGCTGGAGATCAAGGTATTCAAGGTGTAACTGGTAGTACTGGTCCTGCTGGAGCTAAAGGAGAACCTGGAGCTGATGGTGCTGCTGGTACTAAAGGAGAAGCTGGAGCTGGCGGTGGCGCTGGTGGCGGAGTTAAATACTTATTAAGATTAGAATATGATGTTAATGAAACTCTAGTTACAAGTAATACTACATTTGTTACTGCAACTGGATTTGCAACTGCAGGAGCAAGTGTTGTTTCTCAAACTGCAAATGCTGGTTCAAACACTGGGCATAATGTAACTCTTAATTTCGCAGACACGAATCCTCCAACATCGATTATCGGTTATGGTTGGAATCCTCAGACTGGAAATTATACAGCTGCGGCATACGATAGAGATACTAAACAAGTACAATACGAAGTAGGTCTTAGTGCATTTACTAACCAATCAACTACAGACGGTGGTTCTGGTGATAACGGACAATGGGCTGGAGCTTCATTCTCTGGTGCTGGATCATATAACATCAAATTAGATGTTGATCAGTCAGCGTTATCTTATGGTAATGCAGTTGCTGGAGCATTTGGAAACCCATCTAAGTTTCCTCATGCATACTTAATAATTTCATTCTAATAAGTAATAAAAGATAGGGTGGCTTCGGCCACCCTTTAAATAATAACAAAAAGGTAAATGGCTAATTACAACATAGATAACCCGATACTATTCTTAAAAGGAACAGTAACATCTACAGAAATATCTAAGAGATATGAACATAATGATGAATCCGGATTAGGACCTAATGGTTCTAATATTGGTATTGAATTTAATATTACTGTTAGTTCTATTGATACTCAATCAATTGGTTCTGATGAAACTAGATCTGGTACTACTAGAGCCTATACAGGATTAGATATTAAAACTGGAGATTGGTTAGTTAATAACGAGGGTAAAACTTGTTTACAGATAATTAAGATGAATGCAAAGTCTGAAGCTTCTGTTTCTTTTGTTGCAAAAGATGTAGATGCATTCTCATATAAAAACTATAGAGCAAATGGTTTTATTGCTGGAATTACAGAAGTTGCTTTCTTTGAAGTATCTGATTCTGGTAAACCATTAATCGCAGGTGAAGATGCTGCTAGTTTCTTTGGTGATAAAGTAGCTGTAGATTTACTACAGTCTAGATTTGCTATTCAAGAAGAAGACGAAAGATTTAGAATGGAGTTCGATACTCCACAAACTGTAAGTAAAGGTCAAATAGTTAGTATTGGTGCTGATGGTAATCTATTACCATTTGGAAATGCAGGTGCTTTTGATTTTAAATTAGGACTAGTTGTTTCAACAGGCTATAACAATACAGTGGTTCATATTAAACCATTCAATACTATTATTGATAATTTTAATGTTCCATCTAGTTTAGCTGCAGGATCCGCAGGTGATACATGGTATACTTCAAATATAAAAGCTGGAGATATTACTAATGTTGAAGCAGATGGAGGAGATAAAGTTTACTTTCAATTTAGAGATGCTATTCCTACTGTAGTTACAGCAAGTGTTGCTAATATAGCATCAACTACTGGAGACTCACTTAATATAAATACAATAAATTACGCAGTAGCTAACTTTGAAAATTTAGATACTGCAGGAATAGTTGCTTTAATCAATCAAGATAGCGCGGACAGCGGTGTAGTAGCAAGTAACCCTTTATTACCAACTATATTAAAATCTTATGATGGTGGTTTAAACCCAGCAAATGGTGATGTTGTGATAGTATCTTCTGCCGATGCAGGAGCAAATAACTCTGTTATGTCGATTACAATTTCAGATGGTAATAATAGTAGTGATGTCCTTTTTGGAACATCCGACGGAACATTCCCTGGAACTGGAGGTGCATACTTAACTATTTCAGCTACTCAAATGGCTATAGATATTAATACAGCTTGTACAGCAAACAATGTTGATATTACAGCTTCTACTGAAGCAAACACAGGTGGTAACAACAATGCATCATATCCAAGGTTAGTTTTAACTTTAGGTTCAGGTATTGGTGGTACTGCAACTGGTATTACAATTACGGAAACAGCTGGTGATGCTGCTGGGCAAACTTTTGCACAAGCAACAGCAATGCCACTTACAGCAACAGTATCTACTGATTCTATTCTAACATTAACAAGAGCAGATGGTGGTGATATTGGCTTAACTGGAAGTGGTACATTCGTTAACGCTAACGGTATGGTATCTTCATCTGCAGGTACTCCACCTCTTTTAGTAATGATCGAGGATGAAGAAGGATCTGGCGGAGGAGTTGCTGAAACAGGTGTTGATATTAGAGAAGTAATTTCATGTAATAATACATCTAACGATGGAGATCCAGTAGGTGGTAGTATTACATATACTCCGTTCTCAGACGGTAATGTAATAATTAAAGTAAATGGATTAGCTGCCGGTTTATCAAACGATAAATCTGGCCCTATTTATTTTTCAGATGACGATGGAACAACTGCAAAAACAATTGCAAATATTACTGCTGGAGATTCTTTATATTGGAATGGTTCAGTTGCAGGTTATCAATTAGAGACTAGTGATGATTTAGATATTGCATATCAAAAATCTTCTAACGATTAATCATTTCTACTAAATAATACTTAAAGCCGCTATATAGCGGCTTTTTTTTTGCAGTAAAAATAAATAAAAATAAATGTTGCTTAAAGCGGCAATTCTCCTTTAAAAATAATTATATAACGATAAATATAACTCAAGGGGGAACACTTACGTTTCCTTTAGGCCTAAATAAACAACATAAACAACATGGCAAGATTAAAAGTAAAACAAATTAGTGATTTCACTACTGCTGTTCAAACGCTTATCGATAACGATGTGGATCAAAATGCTGGAGATATTTCTTCTGCACTTTCTGCTGGTGTATCTGCGGGTGTAAATGCTGATGGAGTTCAGACAAACCTTAATACGGTTTCTGATGCTTTATCTGTAGAGGTTTCATCTACTAATTCTGACGTAGTTAGAATTGATGCTCTTTTAGCTTCAGCTGCAGGTAACGCGGACGTAACCGCAGTATCTGACGCTTTAAGCGTAGAGATTTCATCTACTAATTCAGATGTAGTTAGAATTGATGCTGCTGTAAGCACTGAGATTTCATCTACTAATTCTGACGTAGTTAGAATTGATGCTCTTTTAGCATCAGTTGCTACTGACGGAGAGTTATCTTCAGAAGTTGCATCTATTGACACTAGAATTTCTAATGAAGAAAGTACTAGATCTGCAGACGTAAAAGCTGTAAGCGACGCTGTAGTAGCTATCTTAGATGGTTCTACTACTAACTTAGATCAGTTTGCTGAAGTTATTTCTTACGTTGACAGTTTAGATACTGCTGACGGTGGAGCATTAACATCTCAAATTGCATCTTTAGAAGGCGTAGTTTCTGCTAATTCATCAAGTGATGTAGTTCTTTCTACTGCTTTAAGCACTGAAGTTTCTGCAACAAACTCTGATGTACTTAGTATTGAGACTGTATTAGGGACGATGGGAACATCTGAAACTATTACAGCTATCTCTACTGGTTTATCAACTGAGATTTCTACTACTAATTCAGAAATAGTTGCGATTGACAATTCAATCGACGCATTAGAAGCACAGATGTTATCTGTAGCGACTGACGCTGAGCTTGGAACTATCTCAACTGCTTTAAGTAGTGAAGTTTCTGCAACAAACTCTGATGTAACTAGCTTAGAAAACTTGATCGGTACTGCTGATGATATGGCTCATGAATTTGGTACCTTTAGAGGTGTCACTTCATTCGCTATCGCTAACGCGGTTCAATTCTCAGGCACAGATGATTTATTAGTATTTGTTAACGGACACAATATTCACCCATTTACTGGGAATGAAGAAACTGGTGTAGGTTATCAAACTCCTGATGGATTAACATTCAATTTCACAAATATTGGATATGACTTAGAAGCGACAGATACTTTCTACGTAACTGGTAAAAAAGCATAATTAATTAATTTTAATTAGGTAAATTTAAGGGTCCCTTCGGGGACCCTTTTTTATTTGTAAGATATATAAAGCGTAGCTAAAATTATACATAAATTTATGAAAATAGGAATAACTTTAGGTCTTAAGAAGAAGAATGAAAGTATGTGGATTAATGGTATTAAGCTTAATGCCATATTTTTAATGAATGCTTTACAAAAGACTGGAAATAAAGTAGTTTTATTAGATACTAGTAATGAAGTTTCTAGATCTAAATCCGGGAAATTAAAAGACGATGAGATTGTATGGGATTCTAAAAAGTTTCCAATATATGATTACACTAAACATTTACATACTTGTGATATACTAATATTATTAGGAACTGCAATTGGACCAGAACATGTAGATAATTTTAAATTAACAGGTCCAAATAAAAAGGTTATCAAATATGCATGTGGAAATAACTACGTTATTGACATGGAAAACATGATACACAAAAAAGGCGAAGAGGTAGAAAAGATCGGAGTTACATTTAATCAAAATATAGACGAGGTGTGGTATGTTCCTCAACAAGGCTACCAAAACCAAGACTATTATTCTATTACACATAGGTTACCAAAAGAAAAAGTATTTCCAGTACCTTTTGTTTGGGACCCAATGTTTATTGATGAGATTGAAGGTCAATATGGTGGAATGGTTGTAGATGAAGATGGTAATGAAATGCAAAAGACTGATGATATTCCTGTTTACCAACCTGGTAAAAAGACTAAAGATTTAGAATTAACTGTATTTGAACCAAATTTAAACGTGGTAAAATTCAGCATGATACCTATGTTAATCGCAGAACAATATTTACATAATGGCGGTGATTTGTTTAAAAGGCTAAATATTATTAGTGCTTCTGGTTTATATAAAAATCCTCTTTGGCAAAAGTTTGTAGCTAAGCTACATCTTACTGAGAAGAAAAATAAAGATAATGAAAGTTTATTAATGGTAAGACATAGATTTCCTATCCATTACATATTATCAAAAATGACAGATATTGTAATATCGCACCAATGGGAAAACCCGCTTAACTACGCTTATTTAGATGTGATGTATTTACAATTCCCTTTAATCCATAATGCTGATATGATTAAAGATGCTGGTTACTTTTATCCAGACTTTGAGGCAGAAAAAGGAGCTGATCTATTAAAGTGGGTTATAGATAACCATGACGACAACATAGACTCGTATAACGAAAAGAACGAAGAAGTCCTAACAAGATATACAGTTTACAACGAGGGTCTAGTAGACACATACAAGAAGCTCTTAGAAAACCTAAAAGCCGGAGAAAACAAACACAGTTTAAGTTTAGAATATGACTGGAAAACAAATCTATATAAATAATGAATAAAAACGCTATAATAGTTTATATTAATGATTCTGATAAAGCACTAACAGAATTTAGTTGGCTATATAAGACCTGGTTAATGTGGTCTATAGATAAATCATGGGATATAGTAGCATTTGCTAATCCATCTATAATAGAAGACTTTAAATCAAAATTTCATCATGAAAATTTAAAAGTTATTGAGATGTTATCATCAGATACTCCAATTGCTAATCCTTATGCAATGTTTAAAGATGATAATAACATTGAAATGCTAAAAGAATATGAATTCTTATTTAGAACAGAATGTGATAGTTTCTTAACTAAACATTTTGCAGATTTTAAACCATGGAGAGATAAAGTGTATGTTGGCATTGGATTACATGCAGCAACAACTCATCCTGGAGATTTAATTAGAGAGAAATTAAAAATCATATCTAGTACTTTAGGACTTAAATGGTATGGTCATTCACATATAGGCCATAATTTATTAGCTAGTTCTGAAATGGTAATTGCAAATTCTATATTACAGACAGGTTTAACTAAATGGTTATTAGAAAATAGCTTTACAAATGGGGATGGAGCATATCCAAGTTGGTTTAAAGGGGAAGTCTCCCAGTATGCACATGAATTAGTAATAAATAGTAATGTTAGCCCCTTGGGAATACACCAAGGCAGTATTGATACATGGTGCGGTAGTAATGAAATAACTTCATTAGATCTACACATAAGAGCATGGCCACAATCGAATGATGCCTTTTTTGATAAAGTGAAATACCACGCTGGTAATTTACCTAAAATTAAATTTAATGAAGTACCTAAAACTGCTGGAGAATACTGTGTATTCGTGGCAGATACAGATATTAAAGAGATGCTTTTATTAAATAAACAAAATATTTAAAATTTCAAAAGGTATTTAACCCTTTAGAAGTTAAGATACGATATATAATATAACGCGAAAAAAATACAAACAGTATTAAATGTCTAGACTAAAATTAAAACAAATTCAAGAGATACTGCTAAGCAACCTACAGAATGGTGATTATTTAGCATATAACTCAACAAATGCCACTTTTGAAAACACCGCTGCACCATTAGATGGTAGCTCGGGAACAAGCGGAAGTTCAGGAACAAGCGGTTCAAGTGGAACATCTGGTTCTGACGGAACCTCCGGTTCAAGTGGCTCAAGCGGAACATCTGGTTCTGATGGATCAAGCGGTTCAAGCGGAACATCAGGTTCTTCAGGTATTGATGGTGAAAAAGGTGCTGATGGTGCAGCCGGTTCTTCGGGAACTTCTGGATCAAGTGGTGTTGATGGATCTTCAGGAACTTCTGGTTCTTCAGGTATTGATGGTGAATTAGGACCTGCTGGTGAAGATGGGGCTCCTGGTTCAAGTGGAACATCTGGATCAAGTGGCTCAAGCGGAACTTCTGGTTCAAGTGGAACTTCTGGATCTGACGGTTCATCTGGATCGAGTGGAACTTCTGGATCAAGCGGAACATCTGGTGCTGATGGTGAAGGCGGGGAACAAGGTGAAAAAGGTGATGCAGGAACTTCTGGTTCTTCTGGAACATCTGGCTCTGACGGCTCAAGCGGATCTTCAGGAACATCTGGTTCTGACGGATCTTCTGGAACATCTGGATCTGATGGTACATCTGGATCTGACGGTTCATCTGGTTCAAGCGGAACATCTGGTTCTGATGGTACATCTGGTTCTTCTGGAACATCTGGTTCTGACGGATCTTCTGGAACATCTGGATCTGATGGTACATCTGGATCTGACGGTTCATCTGGTTCAAGCGGAACATCTGGTTCTGATGGTACATCTGGTAGTTCAGGTACTTCTGGTTCTGACGGCTCAAGCGGTTCTTCTGGAACATCTGGTTCTGACGGCTCAAGTGGCTCTTCAGGAACGTCTGGTTCTTCTGGATATTCAGGTGCTAAATCAGCAAACGATATAGAAGGTTTAGGTAATGGTGAATTTGTAGGCCAAGTAGGTTTTACTTCAGACGGTAAAGTGTATATATGGACTGGAGATACATGGGAAGAAACTCAAGATTTAAACGGTTCATCTGGATCAAGCGGAACATCTGGTTCTGACGGTTCATCTGGATCAAGCGGAACATCTGGTTCTGACGGTTCAAGTGGCTCAAGCGGAACATCTGGTTCTGATGGTACATCTGGTAGTTCAGGTACTTCTGGTTCTGATGGCTCAAGTGGTTCATCTGGAACATCTGGATCTGACGGTTCATCTGGATCAAGCGGAACATCTGGTTCTGACGGTTCAAGTGGCTCAAGCGGAACATCTGGTTCAAGTGGTTCAAGTGGAACTTCTGGTTCAAGCGGAACATCTGGTTCAAGCGGTTCAAGTGGAACTTCTGGATCAAGTGGTTCATCTGGAACTTCTGGTTCTTCAGGTACTTCTGGTGCTGATGGTAACTTTGGTGGTGCATCATTTGATTATACACTGGCATCTGCTACAGGAGCTTCACAACCTGCGGATGGTAGATTAAGACTTAGTAATTTTACTACTCAGAATGCAGCGAGTTCAATTTATATAAATCAAACCGACGATGATAATGGTAGTGTAGAATCATTCTTTACAGCATTAGACGCAGTAACATCCGGTGTTAAAGCACATATTAGAATATCTAAAAAATTCAATACTGACGAATACTTATTATTTGCTATTGGAGATTTAACTGATAATGGTTTATGGTGGACATTAGGTGACTTATCAAATGTAGGTTCATCATCCACGTCACCATTTAGTAATGGAGATGATATTGTAATTTCATTAGTCGCGACTGGTGATAAAGGTGACTCTGGTAGTTCAGGTAGCTCTGGTTCATCTGGAACTTCTGGTTCTGATGGCTCAAGTGGTTCAAGTGGAACTTCTGGTTCTGATGGATCTTCTGGTTCTTCAGGAACATCTGGATCTGACGGTTCATCTGGAACTTCTGGTTCTGATGGTTCAAGTGGTTCAAGTGGAACTTCTGGTTCTGATGGCTCAAGTGGTTCATCTGGAACATCTGGATCTGATGGATCTTCTGGTTCATCTGGAACATCTGGATCTGATGGATCTTCTGGTTCTTCAGGTACATCTGGTTCAAGTGGAACATCTGGTTCTGACGGATCTTCTGGCTCAAGCGGCTCAAGCGGATCTTCTGGCTCAAGTGGAACATCTGGTTCATCTGGATATTCAGGTGCTAAATCAGGAACTAACTTAGCAGGTTTAGGTGAAGGTGAATTTACAGGTCAATTAGGTTATACCTCAGATGGTAAAATACATCAATGGAATGGTGAAGCATGGGAAGAAGTAAGAGACTTAGATGGTTCATCTGGTAGTTCAGGTTCATCTGGTTCATCTGGTTCAAGTGGATCTTCTGGTAGTTCAGGTACTTCTGGTTCTGATGGTTCAAGTGGTTCATCTGGAACTTCTGGTTCTGACGGTTCAAGTGGTTCATCTGGAACTTCTGGATCTGATGGTACATCTGGATCTTCTGGTTCAAGTGGATCTTCTGGTTCAAGTGGAACATCCGGATCATCTGGAACATCTGGTTCAAGTGGCTCAAGTGGTTCATCTGGTTCTGCTGGTTCATCTGGTAGTTCAGGTACAGCAACTATAACGAATCTTTCTAATAATAGAATATTAACATCAACCGGCGTACAAGGTGCAGCTAACGCTGAAGCTAACGCGACATTTGATGGTACATCTCTAGTAGGTCCAACGCAATTTGCTGCGGCATCTGGAAACAACGCATCTAAATTTAGAATGTGGGGTAACTCTGCAACGTATGGTATTGGTATGGTATCAGGCCAAACGTTTGGTTACTTGAATGACTACGCAATGATGTTCCAAATGAATAACCAAACAGGTAGAGGTTGGAAATGGCAATATGAAAGTCAAGCTGCTGGTTCAGGTGCTATGTCTTTGACAACAGATGGAAAATTATATGTTGGAGGTTTAGTTAACTCACCGGAATACTTATTTAGAAGTGGTGGTGAAATAACTAGCGATGGTTCAACAATGAGGTTTCAATTTTAATCAAAGATAATAGGAAAAGAATATGAGCTTAGATTTAACAAGACTTAGAGGAGCATCCCACGATAATATATCAGTAGGCGGGAGCTATACTGATACAATGATAACAGCACAAGGATTTGGTAGTAATGCCAAATCCAGTTCTGCTTTTGTCAGATGGGTTCCTAATAACAAATCTGGAAGTGGTTATTATAGTGGCAACAGTGTAACTGTAACTACGAGTAACTTATCCTCTAGTGGTTATTTAGAATTTGATGCTTATGCTTGGAGTCGTGCGCAAGGTAAAGGTGATGGTTATCATTTATTAAAATTTGATTATTTAAATGATACTAATTCATATAATGGTGGGAATAGTTCACCAGGAATTCGTTTAACAGAACATTATTTTGCTGACTGTAATGATGAGGGATTAAATAATGGTGCTGATAAATTAAATACTTGGTACGAAGCTTCTAGAAAATGTGTTATTGTAATAGTTAATGTTGGTAATATACATGTTAACTCTACTTGGCTAAATCAATTTATTGAATTTAGATCTTGGAGAATGACAAAAAACGTAACAACCTCTTCAGAGAATTGGAGTTACGCTGCAGTTATTACTAATATTAATGATATAGGACAGCTATCTGAAGCGCTTCAGGGAAAGGGCACTCTTCAAGATAATGCAACTGCACAATTAGTAATTGAACACAAAGAAAGCACTGTGGGACATGCTGGTTATGGCGAAGATCTTTCATCAGGGACTGGTGCTGGAGCCTTTTCATATACTGGAACTTCTCAAAGTGCACAAACAATAGCTACTAGAACTATTAATTGGGATAATGCAGGTAAAGACAGAGTTAATCCAGGTGAGAAACTACGTTTTACTTTTGACGGTAAAGTTCAACAAGGAGCACTTCATTACAATGGATATTTAAAAGTTAAGTTAATAGAACCAGGTATAGGTGGGACTTCTACATTTACATGTGAGAGCTGTGACCTATATGAAAGAATTGAAGGTTTACATACTAGGGTAAGTTCAGTAGGTACTGGATCCGCTACATTAGAAATTGAAGCCTATGCAGGTAGTGGTGCTGGAGCCGGTGGAAGTCCTCATACTGGAATTTACGGTAGAAACCTAGAAGTATATAAAGCTGGTGAGAACCCAGACCAAGATAGAGATGTTGCTGTACATAAATGGCATATTAATTCATTGAATGTTGCCGAAGGTCCAGCTAATTTCGATTTAAAAGTACCTAGTCAATTTTCTGCATTCTATAGTTCAGATAGAAATCTGGCTGATACAAGTCAAAATTATACACTTGATACAAGTGGAACCGGAAGTGGTCTATTAAATTATCAAAGTAATAATGGTCCAGCTGCTTCGACCGGCCCAGGAAAATACAATCATATTAGATGGCATGGTAACCTATTTTCTAGCACTGCGAATTCTCAACCACATGGACAGGTAACTGAAATTAGAAGTCCATCTATTAATATGACTAGAGACCTTGCTTTAGGCGGAGGATCTATTACTGTAGATTCTACAAAAGCATATATGGCAGGAGTTTGGGTTAGAGTAAGAGAACATGCCGGCAGTTCAAATAGAGTCTCTTTAATTGGACAATCAAATGGATCTAATAATAAAGGATATAATGGAACTACATATAACGCTAATACTAAAGTTTATGGACCGTCCGTTGAAACTGATATAAACCTTAATTCAGCATTAACTGAATGGAAACTTATGTCATTCTTTTTCTTACCTGATTGGATGAGTGCTGTAGAAGTTACTGCATGGCATGATGATTATTTTGGAGAGTGGGCTGGTGAATATGAATTTACAACTGCTGCTCAACAAATAGCATCTGGAGGAATTAATACACCGCTTGATGCAAGGGTATTAAAAATGGGAAGTAATACTACATCAGTAGCTTTTCATTTAAGAACAGAAGTATATTCTTCGGCAAGTATTTGGCAAGAGATGGTATATCCGTTTTTTACAGAAATTGATCCAATGAATATTAATGCAGGAGGTGATTTACACTTCTGGAATTTTACTGAATCATAATGAAACTGATATATAAAATAAGTACAAAAACAAGAAACTATTAAATGGCAAATTTAAAGGCAGGAGCCACTATTCAAGGACATATAATATTACATGCTGGTAATTTTGACCCCACTGCATACAGTGCAATGAAGGGACAGAAAGGTACTGGTGGTCAAAAAGGTGGCCAAGGTGGAGCAGGTGATAAAGGTGTCAAAGGACCTCAAGGTGGAGCAGGTGATAAAGGACAAAAAGGTGGCCAAGGTACTGGTGGAGATGTTGGTATTACGGGAGCTCAAGGTCAAAAAGGTGCAATTGGACCTCAAGGTGGCGGTGGAGCCCAAGGTGGTGGCGGCGCTCAAGGTGGCCAAGGTCAAAAAGGTCAAAAAGGTGCTCAAGGTGGTGGCGGTACTAAAGGACCTCAAGGTGGAACAGGACAAAAAGGAGCAACAGGCGCTCAAGGCGGTGGCGGTGCTCAAGGTGACTTAGGTGAAATCGGACAAAAAGGTCAAACTGGACCACAAGGTGTTATTGGTTTAAAAGGACCGATCGGACCTCAGGGTGTTATTGGTGTTAAAGGTGGCCAAGGTGCTAAAGGTGGTACTGGATTACAAGGACCACAAGGTGAACAAGGTGGCGGCGGCCAAAAAGGTCAAAAAGGTGGTACTGGTTTAAAGGGACCAACTGGACCTCAAGGTGGTCAAGGTGCAAAGGGACCAACTGGTGCAAAAGGACCAATCGGACCTCAAGGAGGCACTGGACCTAAAGGAGATCAAGGAGCCACTGGTTTAAAGGGACCAACTGGACCACAAGGTGGCGGTGGCCAAAAAGGTGCTACTGGTGCAAAAGGAATTATAGGTGTAACTGGACCTCAGGGTGAGCAAGGTGATGCTGGACAAAAAGGACAAAAAGGTGGAACAGGTTTACAAGGACCTGAAGCTCCAAAAGGTCAAAAAGGTGCTCAAGGTGCTCAAGGTGGCGGTGGTGCTAAAGGCCCGACTGGACCACAAGGTGGAACTGGAGCAAAGGGACCTCAAGGTGGAACTGGATTAAAAGGACCAACTGGACCTAAAGGTGAACAAGGTGGTAAAGGCCAAAAGGGTACAACCGGATCAAAAGGTAGTACTGGTGCTGGTGGAGCAAAAGGACCTCAAGGTACAAAAGGACCACAAGGTGCAAAAGGACCACAAGGTGCTGGTGGAGCAAAAGGACCACAAGGTATTGCTGGAGATGTTGGTGAAGGTGGAGCAAAAGGACCACAAGGTGGAGCTGGAGCAAAGGGACCTCAAGGTACAAAAGGACCACAAGGTGCAAAAGGACCACAAGGTTCTACTGGAGCAAAAGGACCACAAGGTGGACAAGGTGGCGGTGGAGCTCAAGGTGCTAAAGGTGATACTGGCCCACAAGGAGGTCAAGGAGATACTGGATTTAAAGGACCACAAGGTGCTAAAGGCCCTCAAGGTGGAGGCGGTTCGAAAGGACCACAAGGACAACAAGGTGCTAAAGGCCCGACTGGAGCACAAGGTGTAACCGGTGCAAAGGGACCGCAAGGTGCAAAAGGACCACAAGGTGTTAAAGGTACAACTGGTGCTGGTGGAGCAAAAGGACCAACTGGTGCAAAAGGTACTACTGGTTCAAAAGGTGCTACTGGTACACAGGGACCTGATGGTGAACAAGGAGCAAAAGGTAATACTGGTGCAAAAGGTAGTACTGGTGGACAAGGACCTGCTGGTGAACAAGGACTTAAAGGACCAACTGGTGCAAAAGGTAGTACTGGTGGACAAGGCCCTGCTGGTGAACAAGGATTAAAAGGTAGCACTGGTGCAAAAGGTACTACTGGTGGACAAGGACCTGATGGTGAACAAGGTGCTAAAGGACCAACTGGTGCTAAAGGACCTAAAGGTTCAACGGGACCTGATGGTGTAAAAGGTGCAACTGGTTCTAAAGGACCAACTGGTGCTAAAGGACCTCAAGGTGGCCAAGGTGATGCTGGAGAACAAGGACTTAAAGGACCGACCGGAGCTAAAGGTGCTACTGGTACACAGGGACCTGATGGAGAACAAGGACTTAAAGGACCACAGGGTGCAAAAGGACCTCAGGGTGCAAAAGGACCTCAAGGTGGTGCCGGTGGAGGTGGTGCTAAAGGACCAACTGGTGCAGCAGGACCTGCTGGAATAAAGGGTGCAACCGGTTTAAAAGGACCGACTGGACCAACTGGTGAGATCGGTGCTAAAGGCTCAACCGGAACAGCAGGAGCAGATGCAACTGGTACTAAAGGACCAACTGGTGCTAAAGGCTCAACCGGTCCCGGTGGATCTACTGGAGCAAAAGGTTATACTGGAGCAAAAGGACCACAAGGTGGGGCTGGAGCTAAAGGATCACAAGGATCAACTGGTGCACAAGGCCCTGCTGGTGCAAAAGGACAAAAAGGTGCAACAGGACCTACTGGACCTTCAGGAGCTTCAGATAGTAGAATTAAGAATGTTGAAGGACCAATTGGTAATACTCTTAATAAGATAAAAGCTATGAGAGGTGTTGTTTGGAATGCAAATGCGTTAGGCCAACAAATAGGCTTACCAGCAAATGCACCTATGTATGGTTTAGTTGCGCAAGAAGTAGAAGCACAATTCCCAGACTTAGTATTCCCATTACCGGAACAAGTACCTGGATATGATACTATATTAGGTGTGGATTACTCAAGATTATCGCCAGTATTAATAGAAGCGATAAAAGATTTAGACAATAAGATAACCGATATTGAAAACCAATTAGGTAGTTAATAATACACGTAAGCAAATAGATGGCTGACTATAAGAAAATATTGATCGCAGGTAACCCAGCGTTTACCACCGATAACATGCATCCGGACCACTTTGGTTATTTAGGTGGAGAAAAAGGACATGATGGTGATAAAGGTGATATTGGGCCAAAAGGTAATAAAGGTGGATTAGGACCTGGTGGTGATAAAGGTAACAAAGGCGGCACCGGAGATGGTGGCCAAAAAGGTACTAAAGGTACTAAAGGACTAAAAGGTCTAATTGGCGGCGGTGGCGACCAGGGTGCTAAAGGTGTTCAAGGTCTTAAAGGTATCGAAGGTGCTAAAGGTGTAATCGGTGACCACGGCGTTGTCGGTGCTAAAGGTATCTTAGGAGGTACTGGTGATAAAGGTAATTTAGGAACTGGTGGTGATGGTGGTGCTAAAGGTAACCAAGGTGCTAAAGGTATTAAGGGTAAAAAAGGCGAGATCGGCGCTAGCCCACAAGGTGCTAAAGGTCCTGTAGGTGATTCTCCTCAAGGCCAAAAAGGTTTTACTGGCCCGCAAGGAGGTACTGGTGATAAAGGTTTAAAAGGTGGCCAAGGTTCTAAAGGTAATTTAGGAACTGGTGGAGATACTGGTGCAAAGGGTGGTGTAGGTGATTCTCCAAGAGGGGAGTTCGGAATAGAAGGTGACCAAGGTGGTGTAGGTGATTCTCCAATAGGTAACAAAGGTGCAAGAGGAGATATTGGCGACCAAGGTGGTGGCGGTGATTCTCCAAAAGGTGCAAAAGGCGGAACAGGTGATCAAGGAGGAAGAGGTGATTTAGGTGCTTCTCCAACCGGTATAAAAGGTAATAAAGGGGCTCAAGGCCCAACCGGAGCAAAAGGTTTAACTGCAAATAGTCCAAAAGGAGACGTAGGAGCAGGTGGTGCAAAAGGTGTTCAAGGTGGTGTAGGTGATTCTCCAATTGGTAATAAAGGAGGTGCTGGCGATATTGGTGCAAAAGGTGTTCAAGGTGATTCTCCTGTAGGTGATAAAGGTGGACTTGGAGATACTGGTGCTCAAGGTGGTGGCGGTGATAAAGGTTCTCAACCTACTGGTGATCTAGGTCTTCAAGGAAATGTTGGTGCAACCGGTGATAAAGGTACTCAACCTACTGGTGATAAAGGTAACAAGGGTAAAAAAGGTGCCATAGGCGGTGGAGGTAATAAAGGTACTCAACCTACTGGTGATGTTGGCGCTCAAGGTGCGACCGGTGCAACTGGTGATAAAGGTACTCAACCTACTGGTGATATTGGTGCTAAAGGTGCTCAGGGACCTAAGGGTGGTATCGGTGATTCTCCTAAAGGTGCTAAAGGTAAGATTGGTGCTGGTGGTGATATTGGTGCAACTGGAGATAAAGGTGCAACAGGACCAACTGGAGAAAAAGGTTACTTAGGTATTAATAATACTAACATGTTAGATTATTCAACATGGACTGTAGGTAATACTTCAGCTACTGGATTTTCGCGTAATGGTGGTTCAAATGAAAACATATTAGAATACGGTGAAGGACCTTATGGAGAAAACACTGTATTATGGAGAACTATACCAGATGGTACTAGTAATGGTGGTGATGGTGGATGGAACAGTTCATTCCATAATGTAGATCATACTAAACTATATAGAATTAGTGTATGGGTAAAAAGAACTTCAGATCAAGCAAACGGAACATTTTATTTAGGAACAAATGGAGGTGGAGCCTGTGTATTATATGGAAGTGATGGTAGTTCGTCACAATGTAATCCTTATTTTGAATGTCGTGGTGTTGGTGGTTATACAAAAGATGTATGGTATTTAGTAGTAGGTCACGTATTTCCTTCTGGAACTGGTGCAACTTCTAGACATGCACAAACTGGTGTATATACAATTGCTCAAAACGGTCAAGTATTTGAAACTAATGGATGTAACTTAGGTGGTGATGCTGTAATGCACAGCACGACTACATCACTTAGACATAGAACATATCATTACTATGCTAATAGTGTTGGTACAGAATTAGTATTTGCATATCCTAGATTAGAAGAGGTTACTTCTGAAACTCCAGATATAGTTGATGCTTATTTAGCTGATGGTTTTTCTAATACTGGAGATCAAGGTTCAGGTGGACTTCAACCAATTGGTGATATTGGTGATCAGGGTGCAGTAGGTACAACTGGTGATAAAGGTTCTCAACCTACCGGAGATAGAGGTGGTGTTGGAGATAATGGTGCTGGTGGTGATAAAGGTATTAAAGGTATACAACCCAAAGGCGTGACTGGAGATGGAGGTGCTGGAGGTGATAAAGGTATTAAAGGTGTACAACCTACTGGTGATCAAGGTGACCAAGGCGGTGCAGGTGCTAAAGGTATTAAAGGTGTACAGCCTAAAGGTGTGACTGGAGATAGAGGCGGTGCAGGTGATAAAGGTATAAAAGGTATACAGCCACTAGGTGAGCAAGGTGACGCAGGTGGTGGAGGTGATAAAGGTAACCAAGGACCTGCGCCTACAGGTGCTCAAGGTGGTCAAGGTGATGAAGGTGGCGAAGGTGCTAAAGGTATTAAAGGTGTACAACCTACTGGTGATAGAGGTGACGCAGGCGAAGGCGGAGCTAAAGGTATTAAAGGTGTACAGCCATTAGGTGAGCAAGGAGATCTTGGTGATCAAGGTGCCATAGGCGGCGGAGGTGATCAAGGTGCAAAAGGCGCAACAGGTGCTCAAGGTGATAAAGGTCCACAAGGAAAAACTCCTATAGGACCACAAGGTCCTGCAGGTGATTCTCCACAAGGACCTAAAGGAATTCCTGGAAATAAAGGACAAGCCGGAGTGTCCAGTGTAGGTGCTACTGGTGATGCAGGTGGTGCTGGAGATCAAGGTGGCCCCGGAGGAAGAGGAGGACAAGGTCAAAAAGGTGAAGCTGGTTTTACCGGTCCAAGTGGAGGTTCTGGTGCTGGTGGAGGCCAAGGACCACAAGGTGCAAAAGGTGCAAAAGGTCCAACAGGAGCAACAGGACCAACAGGACCTGCTGGTGGTGGAAAACCTGAAGTCATGTATTCTGCTTCTGCATATTACGGCGGTACTGTATATTGGACTTCCGGTGGACGTCCCATGAGTCGTTATGTAGGGTCTAGACAAAACACTAGTTTTTGTTCATCTACATATCCAACAACATCACATGGTTATTTTACTATTAGTAGAGAAGAGTCGGGAGATGATATGTGTTTAATGATGTTGGAACCAAGGTAATAATAAATAAAAAAGAAACATAAATAATGGCATTTAGTTATATAGGAAATAGAAAATGGGCTGGAGATCCTAGATTTGTAACACATGAAGGACCTACTGGATCTGCTTTAGCAAAAGTAAGACAGTTAGAGTCTTATTATTTCTATTTTAATGAATTAGGAAAAGCTTTTGGTTTCGGTCACGTAGAAGATGGTGGTGCAGAGATTAGAAATATAGGTTTAATTGCACAGGAATTAGCTGCTATAGAGCCTTCTTTAGTTAAACCTATGGATTATGAATGGACTACTTATGAAGATGAGACATATTATTGGGTAGATTATGAAGCTTTGCAAATATTATGTTTAGATGCTCTTAATGAATTAAATGTTAAAGCAGATAATATTAAAACTCAATTAGGCATGGAAGTAGAAACTTACCCTGCAATATACTCAGGACCTATGCCACAATTACCAAGCGATCAATATGAAATAACATCTATTGACGTAACTCCTGTTAATGGTGCTGAAGGAACTGAAGTGACATGGACTTTAAATGGAACTAATTTACCTAATAAATTGAGTGTTGCTTTTAAGCTTACTGGAACTTTTAATTATCAGGATATTGTAGGAGTTGTTGAAGAATCTAATAAATCAGAATTAATAATAGCTGATTCTAGTGAAGGCTTTAATATTCCGGAAGCTAAAACTGAACTTGGAGATGCATTTGGTAGTTTTGTTGTTAATAATGGTATTGCTACTATAAAAATGTTATATGTAAAAGATAGTGAAGTAGAAGGTGATGAGACTATTACAATGACACTTCTTTCTGGTAAAGATTCTTTTGGTAAAATATTACCCTCAATAAGTACTACAGCTACTATTACAGATTCTTAAGTAAAGGAGCTAGGATAGATATATTCTAAACAAGCTCTTTAATTTGCGTAAACATTTATTACTTATATTAGGTTTATTTGTTTTCTTCTTACATTTAGTAGAAGAAACTAAACCGGCGCAAAATAATTACACAATTCCTACTTTTAAAAGATTCACATTAAATGATGTGCTTAGTAATGAAAGTATAGTAGAGTTTGTTCAAGACTCTTTACTAAAACCCCCATATAAATCTGCTTATATAGATGTGAAATGGGGACCACTACATCCACGCATTCTTGGATTAACTACAAAGGTTAAAGACGGTATATTTTTTATTCAACTCAGTAGGGGCATATCATTAGAAGAAACTCAAAAAGTTTTGATGCATGAGCTAATTCATGTTTACCAATTTCACTATAATTTGCTAGAAGATTTACCTAACGGAAATGTTCGCTGGAAAGACAGTGTTTATACATGGAGTATGGCTTGGAAAGATCGACCTTGGGAAATCCACGCGGAAGCTTGGAGTACCAAACTATTTAAGACTGATAGCTTATACCTGGAGAACTAATCTGGCTTTAAGGTTAAAGACATAACTTATATGCACTCTTCTAGAAAAGGTTTCATGTGGTACAAATAAAATCTAGATAAATAATAAGTAAACAATTCCTATTTTAATTATATAACAATTAAACATTAATTTCGATGAGTAACGTAACATATACATTTGATCAAAAAGAAAACGATCCACAACAATGGTATTGGTTTAAAGAAGGTCTAACTAAAGAAGAAGTAGAAAGGGTTATCCAAATGGCCGCTAAATTACCACAAGTAAGAGCTACGACTATTGGTGATGATGGAGATACTAAAGAGGCTACTGAAAATAGATCTTCTATGGTAAAGTGGATTCCACAAACTAATGAATGGGACTGGTTATATGAAAGGCTTATTGGTATGGCTCGTGAGGCAAATGATAACACATGGGGCTTTGATTTAATGTCTGCGCCTGAAAATATTCAATATACAGAATATTATGCATCTGAAGAGGGACATTATGATTGGCATCAAGATATTGGCGCTGGTGAATTACCTTCTAAAAGAAAGGTTTCTATTACTTTACAATTATCAGCAGATGATGAATATGTAGGTGGTGAATTGCAACTTACTGGAGGTGGAGATGGAAATGGAGGTATAATTGAATCAACAACACTACCAAGAGGTAAAGGTGTTGGTGTTTTATTTCCAAGTTATATGATGCATAGAGTTAGTAAAGTTACTAAAGGAGTAAGAAAGTCTTTAGTGCTTTGGGTAGGTGGAGCTCATTATAGATAATATGAAAATACTATTTTGGATAGGTTACACGTCTTATACGTGGGATGGAAATACAAAGACTGGCCTAGGAGGTACAGAAATAGCAGTGATTAATATTGCAGAAGGCTTAGCAAGACATGGATATGAAGTTACTGTATCTGGTACTGTTAATAATGCAAGAGTTAATAATGTAGAATGGATTGACATAAATAATTTTACAGAAAAGTATTCGAATCTACCAAATCACTTTGATACACATGTTGGAGTAAACTATATTAACTTCATAAAATATGCAAAGGATGCTAATCAAGATAATGCATTTAAAATATTTTGGATGCATAATACAGATTACTATGATTATTACCAAGGCTCTAATCTAGAAAACCACACAGAATTACTTAATACAGTGGATGTAATATTTGCTCCTTCTGCTTTTGCAATTAATGCAATATCACCACAGATAATAAATAATGGTTATTTAGGAGCAGTTAAAGTAATGCCTAACGGAATCAATCTAGATAGTTTTAGAGCTAATGTTCAAAAACAACCTGGTAAATTTATATGGTCATCAGCAGTCGATAGGGGTTTAGCAGAATTATTAGATTATTGGCCAAAGATAAAAGAGGCAATACCTGGAGCAACACTCGACGTATATTATCCAGCATATTCAGATCCACATTTAGAAGGATGGTATAATATACATGGGGTTTTAGATAAGCTTAAAGCTACTAAACATTTAGGAGTTACAGAAATAGGAAGTGTATCTCAATCCGAATTACATATAGCCATGCAGAAGGCCACATATTGGATGTACCTAACTCAATATGAAGAAACATTCTGTATTACAGCATTAGAAATGATGGCGGCTGGGGTATTACCAGTATGCTCAAATAAAGCAGCATTAGCAGAAGTAGTACAAGATGGTATAATAATACCAACTGCTGATTATGAAACAATGTTTAATATGGCGATAAAAACATTAGGCGGGATTAATGTTGACATTAAACGAAAATCAATACATGCGGCCAAAGAAAGAGTAAAATTATTCACATGGGATAATGCTACTTCAAAATGGTTTAGCTTTTTACAATACGATAAAAAACAATTATGGAAATAGGAAAAATATACATTGTCAATTCCGGCAGTCAAGCGGAAGAAAGACAACAACATTTAGTAAACAAATTAGAAAAGTGTAACTTTATATCGAATACATTATTTGAAGTTATTAATGTACAAGAGTTTCCAGAAGGTTTACCAGAAGGATATAAAGTAGGACCTGTTGAAATGTCGACAGAAGATATTAACGAAACAATCACACATAGAATGATATGGGAAAAGATTGTATTTGATGGTATTGATAACGTCTTAATTTTAAAAGATAATTTTCTTTGTAATAATTCAATTTCACAATTACCATTTCCAGATGATACAGTAAAATGGGATCTTGCATTTCTTGGTAGGGCTGATTTTACTCATAATGATTTAGTTAGTATTGATGATAATTGGGTTAGACCACAATCAATAGGAGCTATATCAGGTTATGTAATTAATAAAATAACAGTAGCACCATTATTACTATCTGCCGGACTTAAAGAAAACTTAGTTCCAATCGATAAGTTTTTAAGTGCAACATGTTATCCATATCTTCCTGAGGAAGAAATCCAAAATTTATTTAAATCAGGACTACAAGCTATTGGAACTAAAATACCTGACTATATTAGTTATTCCAGTGGAAAAGTTAAGCCTGATCTTGAAGAAGTTAAAGCAACTATAACAGATGAACCATATTACGAAATATTAGATGACGCTAATTGGGATGTATGGAAAGAGAAATATGTAAACTTGTCAGTATCAAAAGGCGAGTGGGATTTAATGGTTGATGATAAAGGCGATAACATTTATGAATTTAATTTATTTACACCTAAATTCTGTAAAGACGCAATTGCATTAGCAGAATCTAAAAATAAATGGACGCAAGATCGACATGAATTTTATCCTACTAATGATGTACTATTACCAGAGCTTGGATTAAATGATATTTACAATAAAGTATTAGATGAAATAGTTAGACCACTCTCGATTCATCTATGGAAACTTGAAGGTAAATCTTGGGACGCATTCTCAAATGAAAACTTCATGGCTATTTATACTACTGATAGACAATCACATTTATCATTACACCATGATCGAAGCCATTTAACATTAGTAATAAAATTAAACGATGAATTTAGCGGAGGTGGAACGTGGTTCCCTAAATACCAAAAGCTAATTAATCCAGAAGTTGTGGGTACTGCAGCACTTCATCCTGGAATGGTAACACACCAACATGGTGCTAGGCCAATAACTGCAGGTAAGAGATACATTATAGTATCATTTATTAGAACACACGATAATCCATAAACAAAATAAATGAAAAAAGAAATAACATTTAATAAAATAGTTGGAGATGATGGGCATTTAGTCTCTCCAGTATTAAAGAACGATTGCAAGAATTATTTAATTGATATTGACGGTACAATTACTGATGATGTACCAAACGAAGAACCAGAAAGAATGTCAGTAGTTATGCCATATCAAGGTGCTGTAGAAACGCTTAATAAATGGTTTGACGAAGGACATGTTGTAACATTCTTTACTTCAAGAACAGAAGACGTAAGAGATATTACAGAAACATGGCTAAATAAACACGGCTTTAAATACCATGGTCTGTTAATGGGTAAACCAAGAGGTGGTAATTATCATTGGGTGGATAACCATATTGTCAAAGGTACAAGGTACGAAGGCAAATGGGCAGACCTAGTTAGAGAAGAAAGAACGATAGAAGTATTTCCTTCATAGATATATACTCTATGATTAAAGATTTTCAAACATTCCTAAACGAACGTAATGGTGAATTGCACAAAGTTATTATGTGTGTCTCTACTGAGATTACAGATTTTAAGTATGTTGTAGACAAAACCTGTTTCGCTAATAAATATTTAGAATTATTTACTAAAGGTGATGAGCCTAAAGTAGCTGAGCTACCTGTAATTAATTTTTGTAATATTCATACCGATAAATTACTAGACGCAGGAACTCCAAAGGAACTTATCTATAATCCTAAAGAGAAGAAGATGGAAATCGCATCGAAAGTAAAATGGCATAAGACTCATAAAGATTCTGACCATGTGCCTAATACAGTTTCAGATGCAAAAAAATTAGATCAGCTAGAATTTCCAATCATTGCAAAACCTGATAATAGATTTTCAGGACAAGGTATAATTAAAATTGATACACTTGAGGATGCAATGGATATGGATCTTTCTGATTTTGAAGTTTTTAGCGAGAAGATAGACATCGCCGAAGAACATAGAATAATGATGTGGAGAGGTGAGCCTGTTATGTGGGTACAAAGAGTACACGGTAACGAGGAGACCAAAAAGATGACAAAGAAAAAAGAAGACAAACTATTGTTTTTATATGTCCTAAAGGATTTAACTACAATGCCGAAAGATTGGCAACCTGTATTTGATGAAATGGCAAAGGCCCATAAGGACCTAGACATATATTCAATAGATCTTATGGTTGACAGTGATGGAAAACCATGGGTAGTAGAGATGTCCTCTGAGTTCGCTCCTCTTTTTGGTGTAATGGCACAATTCTACAAAAAAGTCTATCACGATTATTATGGTAAAAAATTAAATCCGGACGACGAAGCTCAGGTAGATATGTACCAAAAGAAAGATGTTGATACTACAATCAACTTTGACAAAAAAAGATTTAGCGTAGAATAATGGGAAAACCAAACTACCAATGTATGCATATAAATGTATGGGTACATCACATGGACATAGATCCACTATTCGATTTTTTGAATGGTAGGATTAAAGAAATACCTAATTGGTATCTAAGCGAATCTAAATGTCCTCCTTCCATAACCGGCGGTTATGTTCAGGCGGCACTTTCTTTTGAAGCATATTCACTTTTGTCTTCCCATAAAGACTGGGAAGCTTCAGCAGGTTGGATGACTTAAAACAACAATTATGAAAAAAGATGAAAGAAAAGATTACTTATTAAACCACAAAGGCAGAAAGTACAAAGCCGATAGTTTTATAGGATTAATCTGGAAGTTTATTAGAAACAAATAAGACTTCGAACGTATAAGAACTGTCTAGTTAACGCTAGGCAGTTTTTTAGTATTAAAGGAAATTAAAGATATGTACACATTAGAAGAATTAAAGCAGATGATTTTCATCGACATTGAAACCGCAACTCAGAAAGAGACGTTTCAAGAAGTAATTGACGAGAACTCAGAATTAGAACAATACTGGGATTTAAAGACCATGCAACTGGTACAAAAGAATCCAGTTGAATTAGCAGACTTTTCAGATCCACATAAGATGTGGCCTCGAATGGCTGGATTAAATCCAGAATGGGGTAGAATTGTTTGTATTTCAGTTGGTCAGATTCAATTTGATGAAACAGGCTTTCCTAATGGTTTTAAGGCTGTCTCATTCAATGGCACCGATGAACATAAGATACTAAAGGATTTTCAGGATATGTCCTCTAAGGTCATGCAAAAGTACCCAGGGATGAAATGGGTAGGCCACTTTATCAAAGGGTTCGATATGCCGTATATTATTAAAAGATCGTTAATTAATGGAGTTGCTGTTCCTAGGCATTTTCATTTGCATAAACAAAAGCCATGGGAGAACTGCTTACTTGATACAAAAGAGACATGGCAATTCGGAGGTTGGGATTCCGCTAAACTAGGACTCATATCAGAAGTCCTAGGCATCCCATCTCCAAAAGATGCAATGTCCGGTTCAGAAGTATCTGAATATTATTGGAATGAGCGACATGAAGAGATTAAAACATACTGCGAAAAAGATATTAAGGCTACTGCAAATGTCATATTAAAAGTTGCAGGCCTTCCAATTTGTCACTAAGATTTCTACAAAAGGTGACGTATTGTCATAAAAACAACTTTGGTATAGTTCTTTCACTATAGTTACTGTGCATGTTGCACATAAAACTAAATAAACATTAAAATATGTACTTAACAAATTTATCAAAACTAAACAACGGATCATTTCATGATGCATTCGATTCATTCTTTAACTTCCCAACTGCTAGAAAAGACTGGGACACATTAGGAATTACTGGACCTGACTATAAAGTAGGTGATGATTCTGTAATGGTTAGCCTTCCAGGATTTAGCAAGAAGGATATTAACCTAGAAGTTGAAGGTTCAATCTTAACGATTAGTGCAGAAGAAAAAGAAGATGGCTTTACAAAGGCATTTACTAAGCAATTTAGATTTCCAAACACAACTGATATGGATTCGCTTTCAGCTGCAATGAAAGATGGCATCTTAACACTTAACTTTACTAGCTCGGATAACAAGAAGACGATCTCTATTAAATAAAATAGAGATTTCTTCAAAATAATTGCCATATAATTTTTTTATGTCAGTTATTTTTCGTATATTAGTACTATAATTAAAAACATTTACATGAGCGAAGAATTTAATATTGACGATTATCTAAACGATCCGGAATTCGAAAATAAAATGGAAGCATATAGAGATCGTATGATTTTTGAAGCTATTGATGCTAATTATGCAAATATTAAAAAGAATGGAATTTCTGACTGGCAGCTAAGGCACATGGAAAAACAAGAGATCGTAGAGCTAAAAGAGACTCTGTCTTTCATGATGAAACACTATATTGACCTAGAGCAATATGAGCGATGTGGCCTACTAAAATCTGAGCTTGATAAGCTAGAATCTCATTTAGAGCGAGTTTCTTAGATATATAACTTAACACACTTCCATAACGGCGGTGTGGGCCCCCGAAATGAACCCGTCGAAGACCTAGTGTTTTCGCGGGTTTTTTTATTGATATATAACCTATGAAACATATTCAAACATATAACTCATTTTTAAACGAGAAGATAGAAAGATCTTACTCTATTATTAATGGTAAGAAGATTGAATCTGATTGGGCTGGTTCTACAGATAGCCTAAAAGATTTTATTAAGCTAATAAAAGGAATACCTGAAACTTTAGAGTCTATTAAAGTTCAAACAGGTACTTCTTCTTTTAACCCAGAATCAGTAGGGATTGATGGACCGTTTAATTCTTCAAAAATTAATAAGGTAATTAAATTGGTTAAAGATGCAGATAAAGCATTTGATAAGAACGACGAAGTAATACACACTTATTTGTTATCATCATATTATGGAGCTGGCGGTAAAAACCACAACTCCGATCCTGCATATATTTCATACAGAACTAAAAGAAGCGATGATTTTGGAAAAGCAATGTCATCAGGTAAACACGGAAGCTTAGACTAATGAAACATATTAAACTATTTGAAAACTTCGCAGACGATAATCCGGATCTAGAAAGATCTAGACATTTTAAAGGTAGCATCTTAGATTTACATTCATGGATGAGTCGTAAAGCAAAAGAGACAGGGCATAGTGGTGAAACAAATCCATATAAAGACACTATAATGGTTAATGGACCGCATAAGGGATCAAAAGATGAGACATTACCTTATCAAGATTTTCAAAACGGTAAGTCAGACTTAATTAAGAACAGACATGGACGACAAAATAGCTAAAGACATAGCCAAACAACTTAAAAGAATTGCAGACGCACTAGAGGCTAAAGCAAAGAGAGATGCTGTAACTGAAAAGCGTCAAGCCAAACTTGAATCTTTACAAGTTATGGAAATTAGAAAGAACGCTGCTAATACTAGTAGCTAGTGAGTCATTATCAAACCCTTGGTGTAGATAAAACGGCTCCTCAAGCAGAAATCAAAAAAGCTTATAGGAAACTCAGTATGCAACACCATCCAGATAAAGGAGGTGATACTAAAAGATTTCAAGAAATTGCCGATGCTTATGCAATCTTAGGCAATGATGGAAAGAGAGCAGAATACGATGCTGTTAGTGAAAATCCATTCGGCAACATGTTTAATAACATGGGAGGCATGGATGGTAACTTCTCAGATTTATTTAATAATGTATTTGGACAACAACAGCAACGCCAACAAAAAGGTAATGATGTTAGAGTCGATATGCATATTACTTTTATGGAATCATTTACTGGTTGCAGTAAAAGATTTAACCTTAATGGTGAAGATCATACTATTAATTTAAAATCCGGTGTTAGAACTGGACAGAAGTTTAGATTAAAAGGTAAAGGACAAGCACATCCATTTAATACACAATTACCAGCCGGAGATCTTATTGTAATAATTCATGCACAATTGTCAGCTGAATATATTATTGACCAAAATAATGATGTATGGATAGATGTAACATTACCGTGGTATGACATAATGACAGGAACTAAAATAACCATCAATACTTTAGATGGTCCTATTTCTATTACAGTGGCAGAAGACACAACACCTGGAAAGGTATTAAGAATAAAAGAAAGAGGTTGGCCAAATTACAATACACAAATGCGTGGATGTTTAATGGTAAAATTAAATCCTAGCTATCCTGAACTAAACGAGACACAACTTGAATATATAAAGAAAGTAGGTACCAATACAAATGGATAGATATTTTAGAAAAAATAACAATAGGCGATCTAGAGATAGATGGGATATTATCATCGAAGGTTTGATGGTTAGTAATAAGGCACAGTTTTTTGCTTTATTATATCAAGCAATGATTGAACATCCAACCTATGTTATTTTATCTGACATGCCGTTAGAGCGTAAGCTAGAAATTTTAAATGGTATGATGATGCATTACGAAGAGAGAGAAGATTTTGAGAAATGCGGAGTATTGCTGGAAATGCAACAACAAGTAAACAAGAATTTATGTTAATAATAAAACTAGAAGGAAAGAAAACCAATATAGAAAAGGCTTTAAAACAATTAAAGTCAAAAGTTATCAGAACTAAGCAATCTAAAAAACTTAGAGATAACAAACATTTTTCTAAACCATCTGAGAAGAAAAGGCTAGCTAAAGGCAAGGCCATCTATTTACAAAAGAAGTGGGACTTCGAAAATCAAGACTAATTTAAGGATAGTATAATATACTAATAATTTTACCCTCGCATCATAGCGATATGAGAGGAGGTAGCTAAATATATAATCATGGTAGGTATTACCAAAAAAAGATTAAAAAATGTGATGAGTGGATTTATCTCAAATACAGATAAAGATAGCCTAATGAGGGCGAGTTATTATCAGATAACTAGAAACTTTACTAAGACTGTAAATCGCTTTGTTGCATTTAAGGATGAGGACAAGTTAATTGAAATACCACATGGTATTGGACAACGTTCTAAGTTTATAGATCTAATGGTAAAATACTTCGAATCATTAGAAGAGTATGAGAAGTGTAATAAATTAATGAAGTTAAGAGAGCTGGTTATGATGGCCGGCGACTAAATATATTAAAACTATGGCAAGAACCTCTAGAGCAGCATCGATCGCTGCAGGAATTAAAACAATTAGACTAAGACCAGGACAACGTGGTTACGTCGATACTATTTTAAAAAATGACATAACATTTTGTTATGGTCCTGCAGGAACTTCAAAAACATTTACGGCATGTTATACTGCTTTACAAATGTTGCAAAACAAAGAGATAAAAGAAATCATATTATGTAAGCCTATTCAAGAAGCTGGTGAAAAGCTAGGCCATTTACCAGGAGGTATTGAAGATAAGGTAGATCCATATATGAAATCATACAAATCTAATCTAGTTAAAATTATCGGTCATGAATTAACAGAGACTCTTTTTGAAAAAAAGATAATCAGATTTGAACCATTAGCATATATGAGAGGTGATACCTTTGATGATGCATTGATGGTTTTAGATGAAGCTCAAAATGCTAACTTTAAACAACTAATGTTATTCGTAACAAGAATGGGTAGCAAAAGTAAAGTTGTAGTTACTGGAGATGTTAGCCAAGCAGACATCCAAGCATCGCAAGTTAGCTTGCCTGACTTTATTAATCTAATACAAGATGTAAAAGGTGTAGGAACGCATATCTTTACTGAAAAAGATATTGTTAGGGCTAAAATATTACAAGAGGTTGTTGTACGTTACGACAAATGGAAAATTCAAAACAACATAAAGTAAAAATACGTAAGGCGACGACAGATGATCTGGAATCTATTTGCGAAATTTACACTTCAGTTTTTAAAGGTATTACTACTCCGTCAAGTAGACAATGGTGGAATATCTTAGAAGATAAGAATATACATTACTATATAGCAGAAGTAGGTGGCTTTGTAGTAGGAGTTGCTTCTTTAATTACAATTAATAAATTAATTAGAGGTGGTAATAGAGTTGGCCTAATTGAAGACGTGGCTATATCTAAAACTTCTGGTAGCAGAGGTATTGGTACAATGTTAATTGAAAAGCTAAAAGAATTAGCAATAGAGCGAGGTTGCTACAAGGTAATTCTTAATTGTTCAGAAGATAACATAGGTTTCTATAAGAAATGTGACTTTTACCAAAACGAAGTACAGATGCGATGGGACCGACCAATAGAATTAGGACCTAAAGCTAGAAACAAAGGGCTATTTTAGGGTATAACTGCTAAACAAGTTAACCTATGTCTAAAATCATATTATTAAAGCACAGTCATTCTAACGATCCTACGAAGATTGAGATTGGGCTAGACGAAGCAGGTAGGGGTGCACTCGCAGGGCCTGTAACAGTCGCGGCATGTATAATGCCATTCGGATTCCAACATGAACTTATTAAAGATTCCAAGTTATTAAATGAGGGTCAGCGTGCAGAGGCAAGGCAAATGGTCCTTGATAACTGCTTAGGCTTCTCCATACAACACGTAGATGTTGAGACAATAGAAAATACTAACATTTTAAAGGCTACCTTAGAAGGCATGAAAAGAGCTCTTGATGAGGTTAAACCAAATCAAGATTTTGATTTCATTCTAGTAGATGGAGACCAATTCCATGGGTACGATGGTAAGCCTTTTGAAACTGTAGTAGGAGGTGATAATATCTACACGAGTATTGCCGCAGCTTCTATCTTAGCTAAAACAGAAAGAGATCTTTATATGAAGTCTTTAGAAGGTGGTAATGTATATGGATGGGGTTCTAATAAAGGATACGGAACTAAACAACATATTACTGCAATTAAAGAATCAGGAGCAACAGAGCACCATAGAGATTCTTTCATCTCACACTTATTAACCACCACAAATGTATTGTTTTGAGAGGGCTGCTAATAGGAATATTATGCTTCCTAGTAGGTCAGACTCTAATTTGGTTTCAAACTAACGGACAATTTATTTCACCATGGGCTAAAAGAAATACTTTACTCTTAGCTCTTGTCGGTGGAACTACAATTAGCTATTTCTTTATTCATGGAACTAGATTAATTGCAGAGCATTATGATGGATTACTTTGGCCTGGAAGATTCTTAGGCTTTTCAATGGGTATTACATCATTTGCCTTTTTAACATACTATTTTATGGGCGAAGGCATTACTATGAAAACATGGGTTAGTTTAGGATTAGCAGCACTGTTAATTTGTGTACAACTTTTTTGGAAGACAACATGATAAAAGCCAGAAAATTCCCATGGGATGAAAAAGGAAAGATGACTAATGTAGTTGTCTATAAAAAACAAAAATCTAGTGATAAGCATTACATGATAGTTACTGACATTCACTTAGATATTATTAATAACAATAGAGCTACTAAACCAATCATAGACCATAAGTACGATATAGTATGTATGGGAGTAGGTAGAAACTACGTTGATAGTTGGTCAGCACTATATAAAATCAAAAACCCGCAAATAATAACAAAATAGTTGCCTCTATATTTTTTTATGTCAATTATTTTTCGTATATTTGCACTGTAATTAAAATTAAACATTATGAAAAACAACATTTTAAAAGCCGTTCTCTTATTAGTGATAGCAGTTCCTTTAGCAATTATTGGTGCTACATTTTTATGGAATGCTGTTTTAGTAGAAGCAGTCACATGGGCTAACCCAATTAATCCTTGGCAAATGTTAGGGATAATGGTATTGTATTACCTTATGTTCCCTGGACAAAAATCAACACTAAAAAGTAAAAAGGATGTCTAAGCAAATTGTATATTTTGATATGGATGGTGTGCTAGTAGATCTAGGAAAGAAGATAGGCACATTTCCAGCTGATATGATTGCTACTTTTGAGAAAGAAGATAAAATAGAACAGTTACCTTTTATATTTAAAAACCCAGATCCAATTGAAGGTGCAGTAGATGCCTTTAATAAATTATGTGAATCTGACAAATACGATTGTTATATTCTATCTACAGCTCCATGGGATGCTCCGTGGGTTTGGACAGAAAAAAGAGAATGGGTAGAAAAGTACTTAGGTAAGAATGCTTACAAAAGACTAATCCTATCTCACAACAAACATTTAATGATAGGTGATTACCTAATCGATGATAGAACTAAAAACGGTGCCGGAGAATTCAAAGGTGAATTAATTCAATTCGGAACTAAAGAATTTCCAGGATGGGATTCTGTACTTAACTACTTAAAACCTTAATATGGATCAAAGGATTACAGAAATACTTAACAAAGAAAAGAATAGACAATCAGATACTATTGAGTTAATTGCTAGTGAGAACTTTGCATCTGATGCTGTAATGGAATTAGCAGGTTCTATATTTACAAACAAATATGCAGAAGGTTATCCTGGTAAAAGGTATTACAATGGATGTGACCACATGGATGAAGTAGAGTTACTTGCAATAGAAGAACTTAAAAAGTTATACAATTGTAACTTTGCCAATGTACAACCACATTGTGGAGCAAATGCTAACACTGCTGTATTCCAAGCATTCTTAAAACCAGGTGATACAATACTTGGAATGGATTTAGCTAGTGGAGGACATTTATCTCATGGTAGTAAACCTAACATCTCAGGTAAAGTTTATGATGCACATTCGTATGGAGTAGATGAGAATGGTTATTTAAACTATGATGATATTAGAACTAAGGCCCTAGAAGTTAAACCTAAAATGCTGATAGCTGGAGCAAGCGCATACTCAAGAATAATAGATTGGAAAAAGTTTAGAGAAATAGCTGATGAAGTAGGAGCAGTTCTATTAGTAGATATGGCTCACTATTCAGGTCTTATTGCAGGAGGCGAATATCCTAATCCTGTTGAGTTTGCTGATGTAGTAACCTCAACAACTCATAAAACATTAAGAGGACCAAGAGGTGGAATCATTATCTGGAATAATGCAGATTATACTAAGAAGATAAATGGAGCAATATTTCCAGGTACACAAGGTGGTCCACTCATGCATGTAATTGCTGCTAAGGCACAATGTTTTATAGAGGCTAATACTCCAGAATTTAAAGAGTACTGTAAGCAGGTAAAAGAGAATGCTAATCGTATGTGTAGAGTATTTAAAGAAAATGATATATCTATATTGACAGGAGGAACTGACTCACATTTAATATTAATAGATCTATCTAATAAAAAACACAGTGGAAGAGTAGTAGCTGATCTATTAGAAGAAAAAGGTATTACTGTTAATAAGAATGGAATACCCAATGATCCTAGAAGTTTTATAGAAACCAGTGGTATTAGAATAGGAACTGCTGCAGAAACAACAAGAGGCCATGGTAAGAATTGGTTTGGAGCATTAGCAACAAAAATAAGTGAACTAATAAACAACTAATATGAAATTCGATACTAACGTAGACTTAATCCTAGGCATTAATAAAAAGACACATGATGTTATCATGAGTTGTACTAATATGACTCAATTATCAGGTGCTAAACAATTTGTAAAACTAGCTAAAAGGTTTTATGATAATGTTATATGTGTAGACGATATGCAAAAATCATATATTGCTAAAGCTGTTGGTAATATAGATAAAGTACTTAAAATTCAATCTAGAAAATTAAAGTCTTTATGATGGATATGCATGATAGAATCATGAGAGTTCTAGATACAACGCATGTTGTTAGAATAGAAGATTCTACTGTATATAAAGTTTTAGATATTGTACCTTTAGGAGATGATGTTCTTTTTGTAGAAACTGTATCAGGTCTTTTATTTCAAGACTTAGATGTATTTACATTAGAAGAAGCTGCTAATATGGAACGTCGATTTAGTGAAGTCCGCAAAATAATTGCAAAATAAGTGCCTCTAGATTTTTTTATGTCAATTATTTTTCGTATATTAGTACTGTAATTAAAACGATAAAGAAATGAAAAAAGTAATATTTGATTTAGACGGAACTTTAGCCCTCATCGATAAGAGGAGAGCTATCTCTACTAAAGACAACGGTAAAATGAATTGGGACACTTTCTTTGATCCTAAGAACATCGATCTTGACTTACCACATCAAGCTGTAATTGATATGGCTAAAGTACTTAAAGACTCTGGTCACATGATTGTTATTTTTAGTGGAAGATCTAAAGCTACTAAAGATGCAACAAATGCTTGGTTAAAGAAATTCGACGTACCATGTGATGTATTAAAGATGAGACCAACTAGCAAAGACTTTCAGTTTATGCCAGATGACGATCTTAAGAAGAAATGGTTTAATGACTTATTTCCAACACAAAAGCACGTTGACGATGTAGTTTGTGTATTTGATGACAGACAAAAAGTAGTTAATATGTGGAGAGATATGGGATTAACTTGTATGCAAGTTGCACCTGGTAATTTTTAAAATAAAAGATATGGAATTTAGAGACTTAAAATTTAAGAAACAAACACACGGTGGAGTAGGAGCTACTGTTGACTTTAACGATATTATAGTAAGTATTCAAGCTGGTAAATTTGTTTACAGTACACCTCGAGAAGATCTATTAGACTCTAGTATGTACTCAGCTTTTGAAGTTGCGATATTTGACAAAGAAGGTAGATACATTACTGAAAAATACATTAAAGATTGTAGTGATGGTGAAGTTTCAGGATGGACATCTAAAGAAACTATAGAAGAGCTGCTTTCAAACTTAACTTAATTGTTAATAACTTTGCAAAAAAACTGCCATAGAATTTTTTTATGTCAGTTTTTTTTCGTATATTAGTACTGTAATTAAAAACAAACAAAAACTATGTCAAACATTTTAACATTCGTACTTAGAAACTCTTTAGGAGATTCAACAAACAATGGTCTTACTTCAAGAGAAGACTCAATCGTTCTGCATCACGGTCCTGATACTGATTTAGCAGATCTTACTTTAATTCCAGATGATGAATTGGTTTTAGTAGAAAGACAATTATTCGGAGAAGAAGCCTGGTATGCAGTTCCTGCTGGAATTTACAAGAGTAATAAACATTCAATGTTCGGTGGTAATTTTATCCACACTTCAGATTCAAGGTTTCCTGGCAGAGCGCCGATTCCTGTTCACGATAGAGTAGAATCATAATGGGTATCTACTCACTACCAAAAGGCACTTCGTGGTATTACCGCGAGATGGGTTCCAGAAGCAAAAAGACTGGTAAGTTATCCTACTATAATGTAAAGGTAACAGATCATAAAATTGTAGACTGTGAATGTAAAGCCAGAGAGTTTAGCCGATACACTCCATGTAAGCACATGAAAAGATTACATGAAAAAATTGGCCATAGTTTGTAAATTTTAAAATAAACATGTAATTATACTAATATGGAAGCAATAAAACAAATACAATCACTTCTGCAAGAGGCAGAACAAATCGCCAAAGATCAACTAGGACTTGACAATATATTCTATAATGAGAGGTTCATAGAGATGTTCATGGCAAATCATTTAGGCCATGAGTATGGTAACAATACTCAGGGTGGCGACGCCTTAGATGCCACTGAAACGCCTACAGAATATAAGGCAATCAACATGAGAAACAAGGGTAAATCTGGTACTTTCCAGTTCCATTGGTTATCTGAAAACAAAATTGAAAAATACGCGCAAACGAATAATATGTACTTTGCCGTCAGAGATGGAGTTACTATCAAGAAAATCTACGAGGTACCGACTGATGTTATCATGCCAGTCTTAGAAGCGAAAGCAACTGGAGGTAAATCAATCCATGGTCATGCAGGATTTAATGAAAAGAAATTAATCGAAACGTTTAACGCAACACTAGTTTATGACAGCGAGAAAGAATACTGTGCATATTCTGGTCTAACATCACCCGCAGCTTATGAGTAAAAGACAAACACCAGTCGCATTGTTAATAGAGGCAATGCAAGAAGAATTAGAAAGTAGTCCAAAAGAAGTATGGCAAGGTATGGAATATGCAATCGCGATTGCTAAAACATTCTTACCTGAAGAAAAGAAAATCATGTGTGATTTTGCAAATGATTGGGCAGATGCAAGAGAAGAATCAGACAGAATACGTAAAGTAGAAGAAGATGAATTCAATAGCCATTTAGGCAGGTTCAGACCATAAACAATTAATAACTTTAAACTATAATAATTAAACTAATATGATGACATTAACAGATCTTAAAAAGTACGCAGAAGGAATTTCAAAACAATACCCACAACTTGACGACGAAGTTAGAGACTTATACTTTCTAGCAGAAATGGAAGTAGAAGATGGAGAATCAGAAAATAATGAATGCGAATTAGCAATCGGTTCTATTAAAGAATTAATTTCAGAACTAGATCGAATATAATGAGTAGACAATTTACTTGGTGGCGTAGATTCTGGGGAGTACGTAAAATCCCTAAGCAATATCTTTACAAAGGAGCAAGCGAACTCTTACAACGAATTGAGTTCGGCGAATTTGAAGTTAACAACTTAGGAAGAGAAATCTACCTAGAAGATTCAATCTACGACGCTGAAGTAAAGAGAATACAAAAAGAGTCTCCATGGCTTAAAGACGATACGTTAGAAGAGGCAATTGCTGACGCTAGGAAACAACGTAATAAACGTAAGACTAAAATGATGGAGGCTCACTTAAAGGCAGAACATTTATTACTAAGAGATATTATGACTAAACTTGCAGAAGAGTTTAAGATAGATCCAGAGATAGTAAAGAATGAAATGGAAGAGTTCGATGGAACTACTAGAGAACTTTATTTCCATATTAAGTCAATTGCCTTAAATAGATTATACGATCCAAATAAACAACCAAGATTAATACTTGAACAACCAAGACATATACTCAAACCTAAAGAGAGGAAGTATATTATTCTTTGGACAAAGTTAATTAAACAACATGATTGGCGAGAGTTCTTAAACTGGAACAATTACCAATAAACCACTATAACTAATAAATCTAGCCTTATGACAAATTACGGATATTGTTGTATCAACATGGCTCTTCGAGAGCAAAAGCCTTCAATCACTACAAATCGTTCTATGATTAAAAGAACATTCGTAGCTAAAGGTATGGACTACGCATCAGAACTTATTGTAGAGAATGTAAAAGATCTACGTAAGATTATTAAATGGAATGAGGCTAATGGTCTTAAACTATATCGTATGTCTTCTGATATTATGCCTTGGATGTCTGAGTATAATATCTCTGATCTTAAAGACTTTAAAACTATTAAAACAATCCTAGAAGATTGTGGCGATCTAGCTAGAGAATACGGCCAAAGAATTACTTTTCACCCAGGTCCATTTGATGTTCTTGCATCTAAGAATCCAAATGTAGTTACTAAGTCTATTAAGGATCTTAACAAGCATGGTGAAATATTTGACCTTATGGGTTTACCACGTACTCCGTATGCTGCTATTAATATTCATGTCAATACTACACAAGGTGGTAAAGAAGAATGTATGCAGAGGTTCGTAGATGCTTTTCATGAATTAGATGCTTCAGTTCGTAAACGTCTAGTTGTTGAAAATGACGACAAGCTAAAACAATATGCAACAGAAGATCTATATGTAGGTATTCACAACAAGATTGGTATTCCTATTACATTTGACTATCATCACCACTGGTGCCATCCAGGAGAATTAACTCAAGAAGAAGCTCTTAAGTTAGCTTCTACTACTTGGCCAAAAGATATTAAACAACTATGCCACTACTCTTCATGTAAACGAATTCATGAAGATGCGACAGTAATGGCAAGGGCTCACGCCGATTACATATATGAACCTATCAATGACTATGGCCTTAATCTCGATATAGAACTAGAGGCTAAAGCTAAAGAGCGAGCAGTTCAAAAATATGTGAAACAATTCGCAACACAACTAGTATAAACATTAAATAATTATTACATGAAAAAGTTTTTAAACACAGCAAAGTCAATTCTTAACACAATCTCAGACCAGTGGTTTTATCTAATCGGGCTATTATGGATGTTCGCGTCGTTCATCTATATCGGGAAGCCTCAATTTTGGGTAGTTCTAGGATTTGGAATTATATTTACTGGAGTCCAAAACATTATCAATGAAATTAAATTAAAAAGAAATTAAATATGGATTTAAAAGTAGATGCTCTTAGAGCAAAGTACCAGGCTGAAAAGCTTGAGGCAATTGCAACCCTTGAAGTATACGTTAAAAATGCAGTCGGAATCGGTGAACACCCGCAAATCATCGAGGAGATGGCTAAACTTGTTGAACAAGTTGCAAATGCAAATGATTGCATGGAAGCATTAGATGAAATCTTTGTCCGAACAGGAGATGGTGAATCTAACGTTGCACAAGAGGGCTCCGTAAATAGTTGATTTATTTAGGCTAGACTAGAAAGACTAAGGAGCAAAGGGATCTATTAATTTAGGTCCCTTTTTTTGTTTGATATATAATAAATGAATACATTTACTGGACAAGAGGTAGCAGATCATATTGAGTATATTACTCCGGAAGAATCTGACGTGCCTGATTATTTTATTAGCAAGTATATTCTACCTAATGATGGCTGGAAGAATAAACCTATTAAGTTAAAAGATCTACTAAAAGATAGAGACTTTAAAGACTACTATAAATCTGGCGAAGAGCGTTATGAAGATTGGGAAGTTAGTGGTGATGACCTATACCAAGAATTAGTTGTATATAAAGGTAAATTACTAGATGGTTATTCTAGAGCAACGAGAATGTTAAGAGCGGGCGAGAAGACCGCAGGCGCATTTGTATTAGAACATAATAAATTTGTAATGGAGTCTGAGGTATTTGAAAGATATACAAAACTAGATTCTATCTCTAATAAATTATTAGGTGATTGTTTTAAGAAGTGGGTATTAGATTTTAAGAACGGTAAGAAGTCTTCTAGCTACTCATTTGAAGTACAGAATCCAGGGCTAACATTTGACTTAAATTGCTCAATCTATTTTAAAGGTAAAGGATTTGAAGTCTTAAATTCAACTGGAGCTGATGGTAGAGATGAAGATGATGAAGGTGATTGGCAAGATCCATTTATTAATGTAGACTTTGCTTGTAACCCAGATTGGTTACCTACTTATTGGGAAGAGATTTACTTTGTATTAGCAGATGTCTTAAGACATGAGATCGAACACATTACTCAAGATGGTATTGATATAGGTAACTATAGAAAGGGGAAACCTAATGAACCAGACGAAATGATGAGGTCTATGATTAACATGGGCATGTTACCTAAGGTGACTTATTTACTACTTCCTAAAGAAGTTGATGCCAACATACAAGGCTTAAGATTTGAGGCTAAGAAGAGAGGTGAGAAGACTATTGTAGCTGTAAATAGATATTTAGACTCAAAAGAAGAGATGGGAGAGATAAATAGTAAAGAAAGAGCAGAAGTCCTAGTTAAATGGGAAGCTCGTGCAAAACATTTAGGATTTAAATTATGAAGCATATAAAACTATTTGAAGATTTTATTATTGAGAAAAAACCTAACGTTAAAAAGAACGTTAAAAAGATTAATAAGAAAATCGGTAAGCAGGTTCAAAAGGCTGAGAAGGAAATGGCAAAAGTAAAAGATTTGTCTAAATCCTCAGAGGTGAAAGACAAGATGTCAGCTACTCTTGCTAAAATGAAAGTACAACTAGCTCAGATTGAAACGCAAAAACAATCAGTGAAGAAAAACATTGAAGTTAAGAAGGGCCAGATTAGAACTGCTAAAGATAAAGCTAGGGCTAATAAAGATTTAGAATCTAAAGCTAAAGAAACTAAAAAAGAAGAGGGCGATAAATAACCTATGAAGTACATTCAAACTCTTACTGAAAAGGGAAAGCTTAAATGGCAAGACTCTGATGCACCGGATGCTAATGGTAGATTTAGAGACCTAAGTCCTAAAGATCTAGCAGCATGGTTAATTAAAACCAGAAAGGGTGATATGAAAAAGATCAGTGGTTCATTAAGTCAACAAGTTGCATTTAATAAAAACGACGATCCTGAATACGCAAAGAAAATGGATAAGACTAGAAAAGAAGTCTATAAACAATTAGACAGAGAAGACCTACTTGATAAAATAGATGAAAGTTTACAAGAGCCTCTTTACAATTCTTTTTTCCTTTTAGAATTTCAAAAATGGGTTTACAAGAATAGAGCCAAGATTAATAGAATGTCTAAAGATGAAAAGATTAAATATCTAGAAGATAATTATATTAAGAAGTATGGTAAGACTCATTTAGGTAGTGAAGATTTAAAAGGCGTTGGTTCTGATATTTACCACTCAATGGTCTTAGATAATATTATTAAAGAATCTGTCTTAAACGAAGAAGATACTTGGAATGACTATCCTGCTGCTGCAAAGAAGAATGCTCAAAAGGCAATTGACTGGAAAGAGGAACATGGTAGAGACGAAGTCGATGCTGGAACTCCAGTAGGTTGGGCAAGAGCTCATCAACTGGCTAAAGGTGAAAACCTTAGTACAGATACAGTTAAAAGAATGTCCGCATTTAATAGACACAGAAAAAACTCATCAATCAAACCTGAATTAAAAGAAACTCCATGGAAAGATAGAGGCTATGTTGCATGGTTAATCTGGGGTGGAGACGAAGGTGTTGATTGGGCAATTGAAAAATCAAAAGAAATAGACGCTATGAAAGAGTCAAAACAACTAAAGTACATTAAACCACTTAATGAAGCTGAGAAGTATATCACTGATGAATTTAAAGTAGGTGATAAAATTAAAACTAATTTTGGTGAATGGGAAGTAATTGAAACTGACTATGCACCTAATAAAAGTTTTATAGCGCCTTTTATATTTAAAGGAAAAGATATGGAAAGAGTAAACATACCTAATCCTCCTAAAACTAATAAGAAAGCTGTAGGCTATAAAGTTACTGACGGTGACAAATACCCTATTATTGGTTTCTTGTATCAATATAAAGATATAACTAAACTTGCAACAGTTGGTGTTGATGAATCAGTGGTTAACGAATACAGTGGAGATGGAACTAATAAAATATCTGATGATAAGTTAATGAATTTAATTCCAAAGATGCCTAAAGGCTATGTTGGTAAAAATACAAGAACTGGAGAATATACAATTTCAACACCAGATGGCGAAGATATAGTTTTAACACAGAGTAAAGATAAGAAAAATTGGTCTTATGAGCCTTCTAATATTGCATTAAAAATATTAGATGAATCAGTTACTGAAGCTGAATCTAATTTCGAAACATTATTAGCAACTTCAGAAGATGAATCTATTGGTAGAAAAATAAGACTTGGTGGTAAAAGAGACCCTGGTCAAGAAGTATGGCAAAAGGTTGATAAAAAGAATTGGATGAATCTTAAAACCAAAAAGAAACTAGACCTTAATAAATGGGCTAAACATGCAGATGAATTCCACATGGCAGATAAAGATTTACAGTTTGAAAGTAAAGTAGATGAGGCTTCTAGACGTAAAGTACATAAGGCTGCAAAGCAGGGAAGTTATCCTGCAGTAATTGTAGTTGTACAAGATGGTGAGGTAATTCACCAAGAACCAGTATCTACTCCAGATGTTGCTCCTGCTACATTTAATGTAATGCAAGAGAAATACCCTAAAGCTGTATTACATTTAGAAGATAATACTGGTAAGAGGTTATTTACTGAATCAGTTAACGAAGCTAAAGCATATAAGTTAAAGGCTTCTGAATTTGGTGCAGATACTCACTCAGCAGCATATAATGTAAAAGGCGAAACTACTTGGAGAGTTCATAGCACTTATGCTATCGATCAAGTATCTGGTGAAAACAACCCAGAAGAAAGAGATGTAGTTTTCTTTGAAGCAATGCCTATTAATAATGACATATACATTAAGATTGGTGGAATCAATAACCTTAAAAGAACTAATGGTGCTACAGTAGGTAATAACTTTGGTACTACGATTGAAGAATGGAAAAAGGATCCAAAAGGAATTGCAAAAGAAGCTTCTGAGTTTCTTACTGATGCAACGCACCTTAAATGGATTAACAAAAAAGCAAGGAGTGAAGGCCAAGTAATTAAATGGGCTTTAAAAGATGATTATTCTAGTGTGATTGAAGATCTAGTTAATAAATCATTAGGTCTTAAAGAATCAGTTAATGAAGCTAAAATCAAATACGCTAAAGGAAAAACATATCAATCTTCTGGTCATTGGACTGTTTATGTTGATAGTAACTCAAGCGGTTTTGATATTAGAGTAAATCATTCAGCTGGTTGGAGATTAGATCCACATGATGAAAAAGAAGAGACGCTTGAATTATTAGATAATGGTAGACAAAGAGCTACAATATACTTTAAATCAGGTAACATTGATAAATTCGCTCAAAAAATGTTTGATCTTAATGATAGAACAACTAGTGGAAATCAAACTAAATTAACTGCTAAAGATTATGCAGATATTATTAGAGTTTGGATCGATATGAAAATGGCTAATGAATCAATAGTTAATGAATGGGGTTCTTCAGATCAAAATATCTTTAATAAATCAATGCATAAAGAAATGGGTTCTCCTAGAAAGATGCCGTCTCCGTTTGATGATAAATTAAGAGATGTTGCAGCAGATAATGTCGATCACTATTGGGATGATTGGGAAGAATATGACACAGACAGAGATGGTTTAATTGACAATGCGGTAAGAGGTTACCTAAGATCATTTTTTAAGAAAGATTTCGAAATGATGCAAAAAATGTTTGCGTCTAATAATATTACTGAAGGCATGTCTAAATCCGCTATCAAAAAGGCTATTAAAGTTATCGATAAGCAGATTGATACTGAAACTGGTGGAGATGGTGAACCATTAGATAATGAAACTCTTCAAGCCCTAGAGCAAGAAAGAGAAAGATTACAAGCAATGAATGAAAGTAAATTCTCACCTATAGGATATGCTAAGAGAGTTATCTCCGGTGAAATTACTTTAAAGGACGCAATGAAAGAGGCTGGTGTTTCTTTTAATAATCTAAGTAAATTAATTTTAAAACTAGATAAAGGTTTTGATATTGATGCTGCAGTTGCAGAAAATACTAGATTTAAACATCTTAAATCTCTTAATGAGTATTATGGTAAAAGAGAACATGATGATTTTGAGAAAGAGTTTGGTAAGATTAAATATCCTAAATGGATTAAAGTTAAAATGAAAGAACTAGTTGATGGTATGTTTATTAATAAAGTATATGCAAAGCCACATAACTATATGTCTCTTTGGTTGAATCAAATGGGAAAGCGTAAATTCAATACTGATGATAGAAAAAAGGAATTAGGAGAAGTAGGATATAAATTAACTGATAGATACTGGAACGATTTAACAGGACATAATGCATTTAAATTAGAAGCTGCAGAAGCTGCAATGGAAGTTAGTAAACATATTGAAGATATGGTTGCTAATAAAGAATCTGTAGAACCGGCATATTATTTAATGAAAAACTATTTCAACACATTTGGAATGCAAACAGATAGAAGTAGGATATTTAATATGGCAGTAGAGATACTAGAAGAGTGGATGACCGCTAACGCAATTGAAACCCTATAATACAATATTAGTAAGATATATAATAAAAACAGTAAAATAGAACATGCCACAAGATTATACAAGAACAGTTAACTGGACCGGAGCTAATTCAGGCGCTGGACCAAATTATACATGGGAAGAGGTAACTAACTCATCATCAGGATGGGTCTCTTATGCAGAATCCTCCACTACTGACGCATGGACATTTCAGATAGCCGATAATACAGCTAGCAATGCGGTAACACGTGCAGCTACATTTAGAGTAAAGCACCATACCTATACAGATGGTAGTGATGCAAATACATTTGATGAATTTACAATAACACAATATGCTAGTGGAACTGTTGAAGTAACTTCAGCGACTGCAGCGACTACTGCACCAACTAATGCTACGAATGCTACGGATGCACCAACTAACGCAACTAATGCTACGGATGCACCAACTAATGCTACGAATGCAACTGATGCTCCAACGAATGCAACTAACGCAACGGATGCTCCAACAAATGCAACTAACGCAACGGATGCTCCAACTAATGCAACTGCAGCAACTACTAATGCAACTGCAGCAACAACTATATTTTCAGATATTAATTGGGATAACGCAACATTAACCGACTCTGGACTTGGATTCTCTTCTATTCAAACAGTAACTAAAGAGGCTGGTTCAGGTAACGGTGTAGGTACTATGCCAAACTATGATGCCAGTGGAGGTAGTGGTAACTTGGGACAAGCTGGTGCAATCTACTGGGCTAACGCAGTCGGTAGTGTTGTTGAGGTAGAACCTTCGTGGATCTTAGGCGTAGATGCTAACGACCCATGGGGAACAGGATCAGGAATTACTCAAGATAATCAATTAAGAGTTGTTATTACTTTAGACAGCTGGCCAGACGGTTCAGGTGGTGGATCTAGTTCAGGTTCAGGTTCAGGAGGCGATTCAGGTTCAGGTAGTGGAGAAGAATTTATAGAATCTCCTGAAGGAAACGTCGGATAATATTAAAGTAAACATTAAAATAAAAAAATAAAAATGGCAACTGATAACCCAAATACAAGAACAGCATACTTATGGATTAATCATCCGGTAGATGCTACTAAAAGGTCGATGCTGACTATTACACAAACACAGCAGCAGGCTTCACCAACGAATGCAACTAATGCTCCGACAAATGCAACTCTTGCGACTCTTCCGGGAACTTTTGCAACTTTTGCAACTAATGCTACTACTAGTGGTGGTAGTGGTGGTTGTATAATGCAAGATGAATTAGTATTAATGGATAACGGTACTTCTAAGAAAATACAAGATATTGTGGTAGGTGATGTAGTTAAATCCCTTAGTATTACAGGATTAAGTAATGAAGAAGATGCATGGAAAACATGGTCTACTGTAGAAGGAGACTTTGCATCATCTAACATTAATACAACAATTACTGAAATCGCAACAGAAATATTCCCTGAATATTATACATTAACATTTAATGTAAATGAAGAAGCTAAAAACTTAAAAGTGACAGGTGAACACCCTGTGTTAGTTAAGAGAGAAGATTTAAGTGTGGCATTTATTCAAGTCGCTGATATTGCAGCAGGTGATAGTATTAGATACTTTCCAAACAACAGTTGGTCTGTTTTAACTACTGTGGCTAAAACTACTGGTAATACAATACCAACATATAACTTAGGTGCTGAAAATTCAGATAACTATTTTGCAAATGGAGTTGTAGTACATAATGCTGCTAATGTCGATAAGCGTTAAAAACAATAAATTAATAAAAACAATATAAAATGGCTAAAAAAATATTATCATTCGAAGAGTATTCTGCTAATCAAGGATTAGGAGATAAGTCTGAAGTTTCTGAAGAAGAAGCAGAAGAATGTCCTTGTGGAACAGACGAGGAAGGTAACTGCATAGAATGCGAAGAAACTACTGAACTTCCTGCTGAAGAAGAGGAAGAAGAAAAAGAAGACGATGATTCTGAAGAAGATGATTCTGATGACGATGATTCTGAAGAAGATGACGACGATGACGACGATGACGACGATGACGACGATGACGAAGAGTCTGAAGAGTCTGAAGAAGTTGATGGCGAAGAGGGAGAAGCAGAAGCTGCTCCAGCTGAAGCACCTGCTACAGTAGAAGAAATGTTATCTGAAGGTTATGGTAAAGTTAAAGAAGCTGCATGTGCTTATGAGAATGATGAATATCAAGATCATACTTTAGAAATGTATATGAAAGAGAATGCTGCATTAGTCGCTACTCTTGCTGCAACTGCAATGGAAGAAGGTTATGGTGAAGTTAAAGAAACTGAATTAACTCAAGAAATGTATGAAGCTGCATGTAATGAACTTAAAGAATCTTATTGCAAAAAAATCGATGAGTTAAAAGAAACTTACGGTGCTGGAAAAGAATAATACAACTATGAAATTCATAAAATCAATAAACGAATTAAAAGAAGCAAGACAGGCTCCTGCTAAAACACTATTTAAAATGGTAGTTAAAGGTAGTACTTCTGAAATAGAAGGTGTTAAAATTTCTAAGGAAATGGCACAGGCTGCATTAGATTGGTTTGACGGATCAGTTTACGCTAGAAAATATGCTAAACAGGTTAAGACTGCAGGAATGGGAGCTGTTGCTCCATTAATCTTTGGTGATAACTGGGGTATTAAGAAAAGAATTCCTTCTAAACTTAAAGCTGAGTTTAAAGAACTAGAAGCACAGTATAAAAGAGTAAGACCTGAAAATGAATCATTTTTAACTGAAGCAGATGCTACTCCTACTATGCTATTAGCTGATGAGATCGAAGGTGCTGAATTTCACCATGGATTTGGTGATGGTACTGAAGTTGAAGCTAGAGCTACTAAGAAAACTTGGGAAGATGGTGTACCTGTACTTAAGTATATCGCCAGAGCTCCTAAGAAGAGCGTGAAGATGCCTAAAGGAAAGTTTGAAGTAGTTATTGACGATAAGTATGGATGGATCTACTGGCAAGATAAAGGTGTCTGGTACGGTATGGATAAAGAAGACGATTATATCCCATTTGAGTTTTAATATTTGAGTATCATCGAATTAAACTTTTTAAAGAGTCTATGTATAACAATAGTAACATAGACTCTTTTTTATATGCCTAGAATACCAGTAGACTTAATTTATATGCAGATGGCTTATCAAATAGCCAAACTATCCTACGCCAAGAGACGGCGCGTTGGCTGCATCATCGTAAAAGATACACAAATCATATCAACAGGTTACAATGGTACACCACACCAATTCGAAAACGAGTGTGAAGAGGTACAAACTAGACTAATTGAGAATGAAGGTCATCAAGCAATATTAGAGGAAAAGGGCTATGATTGTGAAAGTGGTTGTTGTTCTAAAGAGGTAACCAAAAGAGAAGTCTTACACGCAGAATCAAATGCCTTGGCAAAAATCAGTAAATCCACACTATCTTCTGGTGGTGCGGATCTTTACACTACAACTTGCCCATGTTTTGACTGTGCAAAATTAATTATCCAATCAGGCATTAAAAGAGTATTCTATTCAGAGGACTATAGAGATATGTCAGGGGTAGCACTACTAGAAAAGGCTGGTATTGAAACTAAAGAAGTAATATGTTGGAACGCGGAACAGTAAAAGAACTTATAGATCAATCATTAAGTAAAGGTATATTTGGTGAAGGCTTTGAATTCAGAGCAGGACAGAGAGAAGTTATTGAAGCTATCTGCAATCATTACATTGAAGATCCACAAGGGACTATTATTTTAGATGCCCCAACTGGAAGCGGTAAATCACTAATTGCTATGTGGTCCGCGCACATTCTCAAAGAATTAGGTAAAAGAGGTTATTTAGTAACCTCTGATCTAATGCTACAAGATCAATATGAAGAAGACTTTAAAAGGCTAAAACTTAATTGGCCCAGTATAAGAGGAGTAGACAATTACACATGTAGCGTAAATGATCTTCCATTCTCACTTGCTGATTGTAAGATGAAAGGGATTGGGTATGAAGCTGCCGAGAAATTAAAATGCTGGGGAACTTGTGGGTATCTACAAGGCCGCCGGCGCGCAAAGGAGCTACCTGTAGCTCTCTTTAACTATTCATACTATCTAATACAAAGGAATTATGTAGAGGATAAGATGCAAGAACAAGACAGAGAGATACCATTTCCTATAAGAGACTTTGTATTCTTTGATGAGGCACATAAGGTAGACAGTATAGTGCAATCACACTTTAGTCCTAGAATAGACATGGGTACACCAAAGTTATTTAAAGAGGTAAACAAGTTTATACAGAAGCATGGTCTGCAAACTGCCTGGGTATCTGATAACAGAATAGAAGACATTGTTGACCGCTTAATGCGGGAAGACGATCACCAGGAGCTCATGAGGCACATCAGCGAATTCAGAGGTATAGCCAAGGTTTACCGCAAGGCCAGAACTGCAGCCCTTAAGGTCAGCAAACTACAGTATCGGATGGGAGACATCCCTAAAGAATGGCAGAGCTTTTTTGGGCGCATGGATAGACTTAAAGATATATGGTGCAAATTTGATGACTATCATGACATTATTAAAGAACTCGGAAATGACGCTATCGTTATTGATCGTAAAGAAACTGAAGTAAAGTTCTTATGTTTAGAGGAAGCAATGATGATTGATAAATTCTTACAAAAGAAAAGTGGCTTTAAAGTATTTATGTCAGCGACTCTAGGGGATATTAGATCATTTGCAAAACATACTAGTATGGGAGCTGCAAAGGTTATTAGGATGAACAATAATTTCGATTACAAAAAATCCCCCATCGTTTTCATTAACAGGCATAAATTATCTTTTAGAGAACGCGAAATAAATCTCCCCCATGTAGTTAAGACTTTAGATAAGATCTTAGACAAACATAAAGGACAAAGTGGAATTATTCACGCCGGCTCCTATCAGTTCATGAATGAAATTAATGCCAGATCAAAACATAGCTTTAACCTAATAACCTATGACATGGCTAAAGAAAGGGGACCTGCGATAGATGTATTTAAACAATCTGAAGGTAAGGTCTTAGTTGGGCCGTCTCTTTTAGAAGGCCTAGATCTTAAAGATGACAAGTCTAGATTTCAGATCTTCTTTAAAGTACCCTATCCATCTCTTGGCGATCCATTAGTGAAAGCTAAGATGAATACATTCCCAGGATGGTATGATTGGAAAACCGGAATAGCAATACAACAAGGAGCTGGGAGATCAATAAGATCTAAAGATGATTGGGCAGTAACTTATATCCTGGATGCTTGCTTTAGAAGCTTGATAAATAAAACAGGATTCTTCCCTCCTTCTTTTGAGGAGAGACTTAAAACAATAAACTAATGGCATATAGCGTAATAATAATCGACGATTTTTACAATAACCCACTTGAAGTTAGAGAGTTTGCATTAAATGCAGATTTTGATGTTGATGGTAATTATCCGGGTATTAGAACAAAATCATTTTTAACACAAAGTATTAAAGATCATATAAACGGTCACATGGAAACTTTGCACGGAAAGATAAAATGGCCAGAACCAGGTCAAGAACAATATACAGGTGCTTTCCAATATACAACTGCTAGAGATAGAACTTGGATCCATGCTGATAGCTGGAACAAATGGGCAGGTGTTTGTTATTTAACTCCTGATGCTCCCCTATCTGGAGGAACTGGTTTATTTAAACATAAAGAAACGGGATTAATAGCAGCTCCTAAATTGGCTAACGGTGAAACAGATCGCGATGCTTTAGATATAATAAATAACGACGGACAAGATTATACTAAGTGGGAAAGAACTGATACGATCGCGAACGTCTTTAACAGATTAGTAATTTATAGAGGAGATCACTTTCACGCATCTTTAGATTACTTTGGAAAAGATATTAATGATGGAAGATTGTTTCAAACATTCTTCTTTGACACAGAAAAATAAACAACATGGGATTTAATAAAATGTTTCTACCAGAAGAACAAGAATTAAAAGATTTTTTAACAGAGCATGGTAAACAAGGCTTCCACGATCGATGGGTTTTACCATTTAAAAAGAGAGATGCAATCATAGGTCCTAGTGAAAGTATTG